TAGGGGCCGAAGGTGGGATTCGAACCCACAACCCTCCGCTTACAAGGCGGTTGCTCTAGCCGTTAAGAGCTACATCGGCAAGGGACCATTTTGTTAAAGCAGATGGCCGGAACTGCTTGGAGCAGTCAGCGAGTCTCGAACTCGCGACCTCTTGCTTGGCAAGCAAGCGCACTACCAACTGTGCTATGACTGCATATGGTCCGTATGGTGGACCAGACCCGACGAATGTTCAGTTTAGTCTCCGGCATCGTCACCAGAGAAGGAGCGGGCTACGGGACTCGAACCCGTGACCTCAGCTTGGAAGGCTGGTACGTTACCAACTACGCCAAGCCCGCAAAAGAGCAATAGTTGAGTTTTCTTCATGGGAGAACTCGGCTTGCTCGACGCCAAAACTCGCCAACATGGGCTAGGCCTATTTAATCCACGATGGGAACCCATGACCTCACTCTTGATAAACCAGCGTGAGGAACACTGGTGAGGGTCCTGATTGGACGATTAACTCGAACAGGTGCCCTTCTATAGTCGAGTACGCCATTAGCTATGAGGCGGATAGGGGGCGATTCGAACGCCCAACACCACGAGGTGCAATCGCTTAGCAGGCGACCACCACGCGCCAATGTGGTCAGCCTATCCATAATGTCTAATGCGGTGACAATTAGCGCATCTGACTTCGCATTTATCTATTTCTTCCTGCAATCGTGCAATTGAATAGCTAGTCTCTTTCATTCTGGCAATTGTAAATTTCTTTTCTCCCCGCACATGGTCGAAATCTAAAGCACAGACAACAGAAAATCCACAATCAATGCATGAATTATTAGATAGATATTCATTAATCCATTGTCTGTTTCTAAGACGCTTTTCATTCACATTCTCAGCATTACATTTTCGACAGTAGGCCTGCCTTCCGTCTAACTTAGTTCCATTCTTATGAAATTCATCTATTTGTTTTACTTGTCCGCATCTGCCACATAATTTCATATAAGCCTCTCTGCCACCGTTCCGTTTGCTAACTTCAATTACCATCCTCTCCAATTAACTTCTCTACTAATGTTACAGAATTTTCCGTCTCTAACTCTATCAATTTCTTCCAATTCAAATTCTATAATCTGTTTGTCTACCTGTCGTCTAGCCTTATGCAACTCTTTTTTATACCACTTACCAGAGCTAGGCCATGTACTAGTGAAGCCATATATTTTATCATACTCTTCTTTAAACTGCTTTGTGTCCTTCCAAGTATGACTCATAATTTACTCTACTCTCCCTATTTTCAATCACCCAAAAATAAGAATGGTATTTTCTAGCGTGTTGCTGATTAATCATGTTAGGGCTATTTACCCGCTGTTTAGCTAGTAGTAGAAATAAATCTTTGGGGTACATTCCAGCCTTTACAGCCATGTTTGAAATAGCAACATGAGAAAACCAATTTACGCCACCCGAAACAGTGTCTTGACATTTGAATACCATTATACCATTGGGTCTAAGGATACGTTGTGCTTCAACCACGGTTTTGTTGTAGAAGTCCCACAACTCTGAAACATTCTTATAGCATCCAAATCTATCCCGCATGATACCGGGACTTTTGCTTGGGCCAACAACAAAAGGTGGGTCAAACATTACTGAATCTACGCTATTGGATTGTAAAGGTATATTTTCTGAATTAGCTTGAACTACATCTTCCTTCTTTGGGTCTATATCAAATTTATATCTTGGCTCTTTTATTTTCTTATAAAAGCCACCATATCCATATGTTATATCACACTCAAAACCGTTTGGACAATGTATAGTAATTATACCATCTAATATCTCATCTTGACTATATGAAATTGTCCTTATTAGTTGCATTATTAAACCTTTTCTAAGGGTTCTACAAACATTAAATGCTCAACCCGTACTTTGTATGCAGTATTACAATTATAACATTCTGCTATATTTTTCCAAGAAACTGTTGATACTTTGTTACTACATTTTGGACAATAAAATATATATTCATCGCCGTCCCTATGTTCTATCTTAAAAAATTTAACCTTATCCATTTTAACCTCCATAAGCGGCCTTCTGTTCTATCTCTGCATCTTTCTCAGCATATATGCTGGCCTTTCGGCGGCTCCAACCAGTCCATTATAGCATTGCTCACCTGCTAAGACATTTAGGATTGCTACCTCGGTAGTGCAATTGGCTTTCGCCTCCTACCTTAAGCAACGTAGGGCCGACTTTCCTCTATACAAAGTAAATTCTAAAGTCTAATCCCCAAAACAAAAAATGGGCCATAAGTACAAATCGCTGATAATTCCAGTTGTAATCAACAACTAAAGCGATTCCTATATCGTCATACGCAATGTCCCATTTAAACTCTAGTAACATTTCTTTTCCTTTGTATAGCGCAGAGTCGAGGCTAAAGGAGTCTGCTACTGGATTCGAACCAGTGTACTAACACTTTGCAGGTGTTAACCTTGCCTCTCGGTCAAGCAGACGTTTTATTCTCGTAGTACTTCTTTAGCATCATCTTTAGACCGCTTTCCATAATATCATCTTCAATAGGAAATACATCCTTACTAAACTTCTTATCCCCATAAGTAGCGGCTATAGATAAAAGCTGTCCTATCCTTAAATCAGGATATAATTCCCACACTCTGTATAGGATATTGACTATTCTTTTAATTCTAGCTTCGTCTCTCATAATAACCTCCTACCATACGTCTACTTCTACTATCCTTAATACTTCTTGATTCATATCAATAGTAGAAAATTCATACTTGGCGCTTTTATTGAAGTATTTTGTTTTCTTCATTTTATGAATAACGCTGGATTCATTTTCCGCTATAACCAAATAAATAGTTACATATCCCGCAAGATATTCCTTTACCATAAAAAGTTGCATAAACTCCTCCGTTCAAGGTGGAAGCGGCGGTAATCGAAACCGCGTCCAAAAGAGTTTCATATAAAGCGTCTACAAGAGTAGTCACCTTTTATTTTCGCCTTGTTAGGGAAAGGTGACAAACCCTTTTACAAGCTATCCGCATTATACTACAACTCTCCAGCGGAGTCAAGAGTGAGTTTCAGTCTAACTGACCTTACGCAAACGCCAACTGAGGAACGGGTGCGAAGGCTCCAGTAATTTTGGTAACTAGAGATGTAATAAAATCTTTTGCGTTTATTTTAAAGTTTCTTGCAACTTTATACTACTAATCTCCTGTCGAACCCTTGCGCTCCCATAGGCGGTAAGTAGTGGGGTCGAACCACTAAGGCTGTTACGCTCGCCCGTTTTCAAGACGGGTGCCATCGCCAACTGTTGGCTTGACTTACCGTTTAGGTGCTCCTGAGTGGATTCGAACCACCAGATGTCGCGACTTTTGAGGTCGCCGCCTATGCCAATTCGGCTACAAGAGCAATATGCACTAGTTATCAGTGCATAATAATTTTTGTTTTTCTACTACAATCTTCTATCAGTGACCCATCAATTGATTCTTCTACATAAAAGGGGATATAGCTAAGTTCGTTTCTTAATGTTTCTTTTATCCATCTTTTAATAGAAGATTCTGCCTTTTTGTTAATCTTTTCATTACTATATTCAATAAATGGAACTTCAATTTCAAAAGCTATTTTTACTTTTCTTGTTGACATTTATCTTTCCTTTCACGGTTTGATAAATATTAAGAAATGTAAGGCGGTCTATATCGGATTTGAACCGACGATTTCTTCCTTGACAGGGAAGCGGGGACGACCAAACTCCCCTAATAGACCATAAGGTTGAAGCGGCTGGAGTCGAACCAACACTGACCAAGGGCCAAAACCTTGCGTCCTACCTTTAGACTACGCTTCAAAGATTTTCTTTCTTAATAAATTTAAACCACAACCAGTAATCTAGACCATGAATACCGTCTTTTCCGTCACCACTAGCCAATTCTAAAAATCTACCATCATCACGAAGCTTTCTGTAAAGGCTGATAATTTCTTCTGCATCCTCATCACCATCTTTATAAGTCAAAATAACTTCAATTTTCATTTTGACCTCCTTTATTTCAGACCGAAAGTTAGCTATCATATATAACTATAACTTCGTATTCTAATTCTTGAATTTCCTTTTTTTCACCTTTTTCTACATAGACGGCTTTTGGTTTTAAATCTAAACCCCATACTATACAAATAGTATCATTACACTTGACTGGAACTTCTGATTTAAATTTTATAATCATCCTTTCCATTTTAGTCCTCCTTTGGTTGACGGTCAAGGATTCGAACCTCAGTCACATAATTCAGAGTTATGTGTGCTACCGCTACACCAACCGTCAATGACTTACTGCCAATAGGGGTGGGTGATGGGATTCGAACCCACGATACCTCAGTCACAGTGAGGTGCCTTAGACCTCTTGGCTACACCCAACACGTTAGGGGAATATTATCCCCTAAAATTATTACCAAGAATATACATTAATAACAGAGTAAAAATCACAGTTAGAACAAGTTGCATATAATTCAATTTGTCCGTGGTCCCCACACATTTCACATTCTTGTGAGGTTCCATACCATATAGCTTCGTCTCTATCAATAGTAAATTCTGTATTACATACTGTACAAAATAATACTACCTTATTCAACAGTATCTTTTCCATAGTGTTTCTCCTTTCAGGCACAAGAGGAGAGAATCGAACTCCCTGCAACAACGTTTTGGAGACGCGTTCGGTCCATACCTGTCTCTTGTGTGTATTAGCAAAGGCCGGCCTCTGCTCACTTTATCCCGATTCAATATTTATACCGCACAAACCGGGTGGCGGTAGGCTGTATGGGTAGGATTCGAACCTACAACCCTCGCCTTAACAGGGCGTTGCACTACCGTTGTGCTACCATACAATGCTAGTGGGGAGCAAACGCTTCTATAGCGCCTTCTTCCTTCTCTCAGCAATTTGCTCCCCACTTGTACACATTATAGCATACTTGTATTGATTTGTCAAGAGGGCAAAAAGTGATTTTCCTTGCCCCTGATTATAACATAATACCAGTATTAACTGCTAAATTCTATATCGAATTTGCCGTAAGATTCTGGATTTTTCATTGCTCTAAATCGAAAATATAGATTAACAAGCTCGGCGTATCTGGAGTTGTCAATTAATACTTTACCTCTATTCTTTATAAGAGGAATTTTAATCCCATAATAATTCTTAGCTCTTTTTGTTAATCGTTCTTTAATGAAAGAAATTAATCCATAATCAGTAATCTCTCTCAAAGGCTGTTTCATTAACTGGCCTTAGGTGTAACTAGGTATGTAACCTGAGACGTACCAACGAACACTAGATAGGCTGATAACAGGTCGAATGCGGCACCCGTAGTGCATACTAAACCTTCAACTGATACTAAGAAGCCTACACAATTTAGGCCAAAGGCTCCTAGAACTACAACTAGACCAGAAAGCAAAATCACTACTTTTTGATAGTTGTCGGCCAGAGCATTGAACCAAGAGTGAAGGCCTGGAAAATACTCTAATACTAGTGACCATAGTACACCAGAAACAGCAAATAGCATAAGTGCTTCAATCGTTACGTTTGACATTTTTATCTCCTAACAAGAGTTTCTACGAATTTACTAGCTATATTTTTTAGATAGTCTAAATCGGTATCATTTTCTACAACGAAATCATAATAATCATTATCCTCAGATAAAGATGTTTCACTAATATCGTTATAGAGGGGTGTATCTATAAGAGCATGGTACTCTTTGGGCCTTCTAATTCTGACAGATAATATAGGGTCAAACTTATTTGACATAAATATCTTTTCATTTGGAAACCTCCAATCATCAACAAATACAAAATCAGTTTCTAATTCCTCCTCATTGATGGTATCAAATGCCTTTTGAGCCCAAGTATTAATATCATACTCTCTTCCAGCAAAGCCTACAAGCTGTAAAAGCCTTCGACCTTTTTCATCTTTTTCACCATTCCACCCCATAAATTTAGCTGTTTCCTTAACTCCTCTAGCGAAAGGAACGATGCCTCCACTAAGGCCAGCAAGGGTTAGAGCTTCTATACAATAATTACAAAATGTTGTCTTACCCTCCCCCGCCCTACCTCCTACTATTATTACCATTATATACGAAGTCCTTTAGCGGGATGGTCGGACATGGATTCTGCATCTTCGCTTTTCTCAGGCATTACTACTATCTCCCCACGAGACTCAAAAGACGCTATCGCCATGCTGGAGTGATTCTTATCCAGACTATTTAGTAAATCTACAATATCAGAATTTTTAACATAACCATTAGCTCCACTACCATTTACATCCTCAATGCTAAAACCTCTACCTTGTAATTTGGCAATAAGAGCCTCTCTGTTTAAATTTGGCATATTTCCTCCTAGCCAGTATGAGCCTCTTCAAGCAGACCCTCTATAACCTTTATATCAAGTATATTACGCTTCATCAAAAAGTTTAATAGAAGTATAAGGCTATCACGACTAATTATAATAGAATCCGGTGTAGTAATAAATACACTAGATTTATCTTGTTTTCTAATAACAATGGTATCCGTTCCTGCCAGAAGAAGAATAGTAAGTCTTTCTTCCATGTTATACCTCTGATGGTTCTTCTGAAACCTCGGCCCTGCTCTCTAATTGTTCTAAAAGAGCTTTATATACATTATCATCACTAACAAAATTAGAAATGGCTATCAATGCTGTAGCAATAGCATCTTCTGGATTTGTGTCCAAAGACTTGACCGGCAACGATGCAGTAACCCACTTTTCATCTTTTACATTATCAGTAATACCAATTGTAATGGCCGTTCTACATTCCCAATTTTTATCATCTTCTGTATAAGTAACTACGCCAACACTCATACTCCAACCAGTAATCTTTTCAAAAATATTACCTAAAGGTGTGGCTTCTGATTTTACACCTACATCTTCTGTAATACTTCCCTTTATATGCTCTTTTTTATCCATTTGCTGTGCTCCCATAGTAGATTATGTAACTCCTCTGTAATTATAACATCTTCCCTATTATGATGCAGTAACCACTTCAAAGCCTTGGAATCCCCATACCTAGCCTTCATCATCATTTCAGGACTTAGATGTGTCTTACCCTCAATACCAAAAAATCTAGTAACAACTTCCAAACTATTACGATGTAATTTAAATTTACCTCTAACTTTGTAATACAGGTCCCAGTGGTAAATAGAACCAAACTCTGGAAAAGAAGTCTTATTGAATAATGCTCTAGTTCTAATAAAAGGAATATCAAAACCGGTTCCATAGTATGTAACTAAAATATCAAATTGTTTCATAGCTTCTACTAGACTTTCAGTTATTCTTTTATCAAATGTAAAATCTATAAGGTCTTTTTGTGATACAACATCTTCATAGATTGCTTTTTCGCCTCTTGGTTTTATACACCACGATAACATAAATCCCCAATTAGCGTCGAGATTACTAGCCTCAATATCCAAATATCCTATCCTCTTATCGTGCCACCAGTCGCTCCGCTTAATCAAGCCTCTTTTGAAGCAATTAGGATGTGATTCAATAGTATGCCTATGAATACATCTAATCTCTGTCTTGTTCATTATGTTTGCGTCTCCCATTAAGAATCCTTTCAGCACTAGCGTGTCGAGATTCTGTAGCGTTAGAGGTACCTGTTTTACTATCTAAACAAAAGGTACAAACTCCTATTTCACCCTTTTCTAACTTTTCTCCACAATTATAGCACAGATGTCCCCTTCTTTTAGCCATCTGTATCTACCTTCATTGGACCTCTTTTAAACATCTGTTCCATATCTGTATCGTAGAGACTTCCCATAGTCTGTACTCTTTCTAAAAATCCAGAATCGGTAAAATCGCCACCAAGAATAAACGCTATCCTATCTGTAAGTCTATTAAAGGTATCAGAAATAGTTAATCTATGGGACCCTAAAATTCTAGCGGCTTCTGAATAAGAGTATCCAGCGCCTATAGCCCACAAAACCTCCCTTTCAAACTCTGTTATAAGGTTTTCTTTAACAAGCTTGTCTACAACTTGTTCAACTAGAAGAGCATTATTATAAACATCGCTGTTTATATCAGTAATCTCTTTTAAGAAGGCCATATCTCTAATGTACTGGCTGACCACCCAACTCATTTTTATCCAACTCTCTAAAACATATATTCTTGAATAGGCACCTGTTACATTGATACCCTGTAATCGCAGGATATCGGTCTACACTTCTTATCTCATCTGCCACTTTAAGTATTAATTCTCTTAAATTTTCTCTTAAACTATCCTTTAATTCTACAGGATATAGCGTTCCGGTGTATAAATGACCATAAAAAATGCCTATAGGCGGTGTATTATTCAGTATATTATATGCTAAATCATACATATAAAATTGAATATCCTGTATAGTATATTCAGTAGGCCTATTATAAGATGTTTTCCAATCGTATATCATACCACTGTCTATACGGTCTATCTTTCCTATCAATACAATTTTATCTTTACCGATATTATCAAAAGGAGCTTTAAAGAATAACTCTTTTACAACATCGGGATTAGAAGATAATTTTGGTAAAATTTTATCGTAATATCCATCCATTATTTTATTAACACTTTTAGGAGTCTTTTTAATATCATCTGGAAGAAATGAATTATCTTTAATCTCTTTCCACTTTCTCCAGAAAAATGCTGTAGCCTCATCTTTATTACTATAACGTTCAATAGCTGAATGAACTAAACTACCAAATAGCATATCATCATTAGTTTCTGCCTCTGATGCTCTATTAACTCTATACCAAAAACGTCTAGGACATTCTAGATAGTCTTTCAAAGAACTAGCACTAAGCTTAATTTCTGCCATTACGCTCCCTCAAACATAGCGTTTCGCTCGTTGGCGCTTTGCGTTCTCCAAACATCAATCATATCCCTATAAATGTCCATTATAATTTCCTTCTCTCGCAAAAGGCCCGCATTGGTAGCTATATTATCTCTTAAACTTTCTAACTGTTCTTTTGTTCCATCATCATAACCAACGCTATGGTAATTAGCTATTATATATGCCATACTAGGGGGCTTATCATTAATAAAGTATATGTTATTACTAGATACTACGTCTGTAATTTCAGCCAACCATCTATCTAGCCTGTTCTTATCCATTTCCAAATCCGTTTTGATTCTTCCTATTTCCTTTGCCAACTCTATAAGGTCGTCAAAGTCGGGCAGTTTTACATCAGGCATTTCTCACTCTCCTCGATGGCGGCATTCAACGTAATTAGGGCGGACCAAAACGCTTGCTGATGTGCAATACTGTCCAGTTGCCCCCAATCGGTAGCCGCCTTCTGCAAGTCGGCCAGCATAGGCCACAGGCGGTGGGCGACCTCCACAAAGCGCATGTTAGGACGGTGGTCCTCCGGTGCGTACTTCTCTCCATCGTACAGCGCCCAGTCCGGTAAGAAGTCGGCAAACAGCACGCCGTCGTCGTTCATCAGCGCCGTCATAAGATGGTTGCCCGAACCAAGCACGGGGTGTAACGGCCCTTCCGTAACCCCATCAAACAAATCTTTTAACATCACTAACTCTCCTCCCCATCAAGTTGGGAATCAGTAGAAAAATAACCACCATATCCACCTGTAGGGATTTTGAAAATACCAGCGAAATTGACTATACATGTACCATCCTGCTCTTCAAGCATATAATCCACAATAACTAGCTTCTTCTTAAACATATTAAAGAACATAGTATTATTGTACTCTACCTGAATTGTATCTCCTGGTTCTATAGTGATTGGTGGTATTATACGGGTTTCTCTCAGAATTTCCATATTCACTATTCACTCTCCTCGCCATTGGCGGGCGTACTTACGGAGCAGTTGCGTGAGCGTCCATCGCCAACCCCTTTCGCCCATTGTGACAGCTATATGCTCGGCCTCATCAGCCGTCAGCATCATGGCGCTGTTCACAAGGCTAAGCAGCGCGGCTCTTTTAGGCACCCATCCACAATGGACACATTCAAGTCCTATGGTCAGAACGTCCATTCGGTGCCTCCCCGTAGGGCTGTCCTTGCAGTGAACGTTAATCATCGTTGGCCTCCTCGAACAGCGGGGCGAGGGCGGCCTCCATCGCCTCCATAGCATCCTCTGGGACAACAGCGGCCTCCATCACAGCACCGTCCGGCTCTGCGCTATCACTCACCCGCTTCGCCGCCTCGACCACGGCCATCATGTGCGGCAGGGCGTTGCGGTACTCCGCCACGAATCGAGCATCATCTAACGAGAGCATGGTAAACCCAATATGGGCGTCATTTTCTGCGTCTACGAAATAGACGTTACCTGCCCCCGAATGTGACCACGGTATCGGTGTAATAACCCGCGCCAACCTCTTGATACGGGCGAATAACGTCTCAGCCATCAGCGGCCTCCTTATCATCCTCAGACATCAAGCCGGCGCGTAAAAGATACTCCTCTATTTGTGGCAAAATTATCTCCTCATATTGGTCCGACTTTAGTATCTTGATTACATGTTCCAAATATGTCTTACTTAGTTTCGCTTCCTCGACCAAGGGCATAACGAGTTTCTCTATCACCGCAACCATGAGCTTTCCGTTGGGGCTTTCGGGGTCAAAGTGGCGAGTTTGCTCCCGTGTTTCATAGCCGAATACAGGTGCCATCATTTCGTAGGCATCGTGGAACCTTCGGGCAAACTCAATCGCCGCGGTCATCGTGCCCAGTGTGGAAGGTCGGCCCATTTCTGCCAACGCCCAATCTCCGCTTGCATGGCCTTCGCTTCCTCGACTAGGGCGGCGAGGGCGTTACACAGCTTGACGGCTGTCATCAACTCTGCCTCATCCAGCTTGAATTCAAAGACGCCAGTCGTCGTATATTCGTCCAGCATAGCTTGGCCCTGCTCAATCGCTGTCATCGTTGGCCTCCTGCCTGTATTTTATGTCTCTACTATGTAACATTATTCTACAGCCTGTTCTTCATAAATTTCAGATAAAGGTTTTATAATCTCATATTCGTTTTCTTCGCGAGAACAGTAAGCAGTTAATGTAAAAGGCACATGTGCATCCACATAACCGTATCTATAACACTCCGCCTCGGCCCGAAAGAGTATAGCGCCAAATGTTAAAATGTAAAAAATAAAACCAACTGCTAAAAATGTCATCAACCACTCTGCTAGTCTCATTTATCAAACTCCTCTATGTAGTCAACTATTGATAAGTAAGTTTCTATATTATCTATAATAGTTTTATAAACTTCTAGACTTAAATCCTCAAAAATAATGTCCTTCAACTTTTCTCTCATTTCCACATCTGACATACCCCTATTATACACCAATAGTGGGTTAAAGTCAAGGGTTAACTCCAAAGGTTCTATTCCCCACAGAGCGGACACTATTCTAACAGCCTTGCTAGGTATGCCCAAATTTCTAGATGTTTTTATTATAGAATTACCCTGCACTAAAGATTCTAAAATTGGCAAATCGGCTTTCATAACTAATAGATGATTTTTTTCTTTGCCAACTAGAGAGATAAATACATCCCATACATCAATAGATGAATCAGGGTCATTCTCTCTAATCCTCTTAAACTCTTCTAGCATAAGGTCAGAAAAGTGCTTATCCTGTTTCTCCATTTAATTCCTCTAGAGAAAGCCTTAACGATGTTCTTAGCTCCTCTATCTCCGTTAATAAACTATCCCATACTTCAAAATCCATGCATACAACATGTCTAACTCCCGCTCTAGCATAATCAAATTTTAATATAACTAAAGGATAGGAATACGATTCTTTTGCTATATCAGCTATATGGTCAAACCAGTCTTTTCGTATAGTCATTTGTTTACCACCATAGCCTACTTTACACTCCCCTACAAACTGCTTTTCAATGAAGGGGTACTTTCCTACCACATCAGCCTTCAACAGAGGAACATCCATATGGGTGCCCATAGCGCCTGACATGGCAATACGTTTCCAAACATCGGGAAAGTTTTTATTCAATTCTTTAGCGGCATCCCTTTCCCACTGGTTGCCTTTTCTTTTTTGATTAATCATTTCTCATCCAATCATACATAACTGCGTCATAAAGATTAACAGTTTCTTTATTAAAGTTTAGAATAATAGTTCCTATAGGTCCATTTCGTGCTTTACGAATAATAAACTCCATTTTGCCAGCATCGGGAGAATTTTCTACATATACCTCATCCCTATATAACGCGGCCATGATGTCAGCATCCTCTTCCAAGTTACCACTCTGTCTCATATCAGACATCAAAGGACGTTTGTTATCTCTCTTTTCAACGTCACGATTTAACTGTGAAATAATAACAGTAGTAATAGACAGCTCATTAGAAATCAGTTTCAGAAGTCTTGAAGCCCTACCTAACTCGGCTGTAGCGTCCCCGCCCCTGTCTACAATCAATTGAATATAATCTATTCCTACTACTTTGATTCCATATAGTTGATGATGTTTTCTGATAATTGCCACTATTTCATCTACTGTAATAAAAAATGAACTATCTATGTAGAGAGGAATTGTTTTCAGTAATTCTTTAGCTTCCTCAATCTTAGAAAAATCATCATCACTAATCCTTCCTAATCTAATCTTCTGATGGTCAACTTCTGCTATCATAGAAATGAGTCTTTCATTCAAGGCTCTTTGACTCATTTCTTGGCTAAATAATAAGCAGGGTATTCCTTGCATAGCTATATTCAAAAGAGCTTTTAATACCCACGTAGTTTTACCCATAGAAGGCCTAGCGGCTATATACCAAATATCACCGGGCATAAGCCCTGCTGTATACATATCAATATTACCAAAACCAGATGATATACCGGGTAAAGCGGGGTTTTCTTTTCTTCTTTTAATGTCGTCTACTATACCGTCAATAACTTCCGCTACTAGTACGGTTTTCTTACTAATACCCGCTGATGCTACTAGTTCGTCTAAATCCCTGTTAACTTTACTAATTACAGCATCAACATTTTCATTACCATCAACAAGACCGGGAATTTTACTATTAATTTCTAATAAAGCCCGTTTCTTATAATTACTTTGAATTTTTCTTACGTGCTCTTTTAGACCCTTTACATTAGGTCTACCGCTTAGAATTACATCATCCAAATACGACGCTGTTCCTGCTTTCTCTAACCACTTCTTATCATTCAATTCACCTAATAAAATCTCTCTACTGATACCTACATTTCTATCTGCTAAGGATTCTAGGGCTCTATAGATATACTGGTGTGCATTAGAGCTTAGCATGTCTGGAGCAATTTCGGATTTTATTTCATAAATCAAATCGCCGTTCATAATAAGTGTTCTAAGAAATTCATATTCTATTTGTGTTTGAAAAATTTCGGGCTCCACTTATTCCTCCACTACATCATCAATAGATTCAGGTAAATAACCAACCTCAAAAAGCCACTCTGCATCAGGAAATAGGGTTTCATACTCCAAGTTCAGTGCTTCAATAATATCTCTAACATCAAGAGAATGCCCTTGTTTCTTTAATACACCATCTACATAAAGTCCTACCCAATCATCACCGTTTACATAGTGTAATTTCATAGTATATATCTCCTAGAGAGGAGGGGGGGTACATGTACCCCCCTCCTTTAGCCTAATATTTAGCTTCCGAACAGTTTAGAAATACTATCATCAAAATTGTCTACAATACCTTCATTAGCAATGGCCTCACTGGCAATATCATCGCCACGTCTAGCGGCAAAGATATCTTTCAAAGATACACCATTGAGAACCTTTACAATCTCATCGTGCTGTAATCTAATTCCTACTTCATTTTCAATATCATACAATTCTTCTTGTGATATCTCTACAACATCATTATGATTTGCATATGGAATAACATTCGTAACCATCTTACGGCCCTGCCCTGTAGCAGAAATTACAATATCAAATGTAGTAAGTCCTAACGGATTTCCAGCATCATCACAAACTTGCTGATTAATTTGATTAAGCTGAGAAAACAGTGTCGGACCTCTTTCTAGAATTTCTACTCTATTTAGAGGAGTAGGTTCAATATTTGCAATTAATTCTCCTGTTTCTGGGTCGTGTGTAGGAAAGCCCGAAACACCCGGAAATACAATGTTTCCCGCAGGAGTTCTTTTGACTAATGTTCTATTAAGTACATTCACAACATAACGATTTTGTCTAGGAATAAAACCCTTAATCTCATTAGGCTTACTATTAGGATTTTCTTTCAATAATCTACCGTTATTTTGCCAAATAGGGTCTTGTTCCTCATCTTCTGGAGCAATAATACTAATTCTCTGGCTCGGAATAAAATACTTCTGAAAATGAACCGCCTTACTATCTAAAATCCTTATACGAGAATTTACACCGGGAATAATCTTGGTATAAAAAATCTGTCTAAACTCCGAACCCCCACCGCCCTCTCCATTCTGGCTTTCTGGAATATCTGCAAACGCGCTCATGGTTATCTCCTATTTAGTCGCTCATTTAGCGTATTTATAGTGGCCTTCTGCATATCATCTAAGGCCTGAAGTGCTTCATCACTATCCATATCATAAGGAATTTCTTTAATCAATGTTAAATAATTTCTATAAGCAATTTCTATAGTAATAAGCTGATGTAATTGAATACTTTCTATAGCTATAGGGTCTAATGCCAAATCCTCTGGAATATTAACAATATTATCAAATACCTTTATATTTTTGAAATCCCCTAAAGAATATGTTCTACTAATTGCGCTAGTTCTGTTAAGAACCCCGCCTACCGCATCCTCTTTACTCATTTAGCCAGCCCTCCTCTTTTCCATAGTGGTATAATAAATGCATAAACAGGCGTATAAGGTAATCATCCTTTTCTAATACAACACCTGTACCAACATAATAATTAATTACAAATCTAAAAGTATCAACGAGTAACTCTTTAGTGTTCAAAGAATCAGCATCTAAAATATTAACTAATTCTTTTAGTCCATGCCCCTGTAATATAACACTAGGTATGTCTTTATCTTTCTTCAACATCACCGTCGTCATTGGCAACCGCCTCCTTTGAAATAAAGTGGTTCCTTTCCGAATCTACTACATTATAGCACAAATCTACTATTCTGTCAAGTAGTTCAGGGTTTTCTTTTAGATACTGGGCCGTATTCAGAATACCGGGGCTGGAACCAATAGTATCATCCTCAAACCCGAAATAGGAGCCCCTGTTCTTAATAACCCCTAGTAAAGAACCAAACGATATTACATCTACCTCAAAATCAATGCCCTTTCCATAGTATAGATTTGTAGTAGCCTGTCTATAGGGTTTTCCAACTTTATTCTTCTGAATAGTAAAATTTACAAAGTTTCCAATCTGTTCCGCATCTTTTGCTGTACCGTCTTTAATAGCTTTACCTTTTGAAATATAAATTTTTAGGGATATATAATGTCTTAATGCGTGACCCCCCGGAGTGGTATAGCCCCCAAAAAAATCCCCTATTTTTGCTCTTACTTGGTTAGTAAAAATAAAAACTATTTTCTTTTTATTGATAGAGAATATATTTCTTCTAAGAAATTTAGAAATCAATCTAGGAGACAGCATCATTGTTGCTTTGTCAAAGGGTTTTTCCAACTCCTCGTCGGGGGATAATGATGCTATAGAATCAAAAACTATAACTCTAAAACCACTATTAATGCCGGCCTCGGTTAACTTAAAGGCGCTTTCTGCTGATTCAGGTTGAACTATAGTAAGTAGGCTTTCATCATAATTTTCTCCCAAAATATCCCTAACGTATGCTAAATCCAAACTATTTTCTGTATCCACATATAAACAATTTAATCCTTGCTTCATAGCGTTCTTAACTATACCTAAAGAAAGAGTTGTCTTACCTCCAGACTCAGGTCCAAATATTTCAGTAACTCTTCCCAAAGGAATTCCCCCTATACCTGTGGATACATCAATAGACAAGGCACCTGTAGAAATAGATAAAACTTCTTCACTTTCATCTTTCAATAAAAAATCCTCACCAAACTCTTCTATAACCATTTCATCAAAACTTTTATATTCTTTCTTTGCCATTTATTCTCCTAGTCCCATCCAACGGAACATCCACAATAAAATGCGTCAAATTCTTGAGGTCCAACAGGAGTAAAATTATCACAAATTTTACTCGAATGTTTTGGTACAAAAAATTCTTTCTGTTTCTTTATGTGTGCTATTTCCACATATCTACAATTAGCACAATGTTGCTTAGCGTATTTTGAGCCCTTTCCTCTGTACTCAAAGAAGGGCAAAAACTCATCAGAAGGTCTTTCACAATTACAAATTGTTTCCTTGCTTCTACAAGAATTTACATCTGTTCTTTTGTCATTTATATATATACAATGAAAATCCCGCCCCCACGGTCTGCCATAAGAAGTGCATCTTGCTCTGCGTCCTTCTAAATGTGGTTTCTCAATAACATCAAAACAACTACATATAACACATGCCCATCCTAGTTCATTATCCCCCGCCTTTTTGCCTAAACTATTAGCTCTATGACCACACGCCATGTAGGGAGGATTAGTCGTATCTATTTTATCCATACTTTATCTACCTTTGAGTTATATTCAATAGGTACTCTGTTCAAAAAATAGTTAGCAGGCTTTAGCATACATTTATCAACAAATGTTTTAGCATCTGCGTTAAGCCTGAATTTTTCTTCCCCATCTTCATAATATGTTTCAACTAAACTATCATGTACTTCTAGAACAAGTTCGTCATGTACTTGTAATAACATTCTAAACTTTTCCCAACCAAAGGGATTATCATGGAACATATCTAGCATAGCCAGTTTTAGAATTTCGGCCGCGTCCCCTTGAATTATTTGATTGATACCCTGTCTTTTGGCTTTAGAAATTTTCTTGTTATAAAGCCAAGGAAAAATCCCTACAGGGGACTTAGGATAAGTTAAGTATCTTCGTCTACCATAATGAGTTGTACTATACCCTCTTTTAATAATTTCACTGCCCATAACAGCTAAAAATCTAGATAACGTTTTGTATTGAGAAAAGAATTTATCCAAGTATTCCTTGCCTTGTTCTAATGACCATCCAAAGTTATAATTCAACCCGTACTCGGTAGTTCCATAGATAACAGCGAAGTTCAAAGTTTTTCCAACTTGCCTCTTTTCATCTGTAACCTTCTCTAATGGTATATCAAAAACAAGGGATGCTGTTAAAGCATGAAGGTCTACGCCATTATTGAAGGCGTCTATCATCAAAGATTCCCCACTAGTTTCAGCCATCAATCTTAGCTCTATTTGTGAGTAGTCTAAAGTAACTAGCTTGTATGAAGGTAGTGCTATAAAACAAGCTCTATATAAAAAATCCGCTATAATTTGTTGCATATTAGGATTACTACTGGCCCACCTTCCTGTAACTGCCCCTAACTGACTATAATCAGTATGTATTTTACTGGTTATAGGGTTTACATATTTTAGAAACTCTTCACCAAAAGCAGTGCTCTTTTTGAAATACCCCCTATAATTTAACAACAGGTCAACAAACTCATTACCCCTAAATCTTTGAAGCTCTTTTTCTGATGATGATTTTGTAGAAATCCCTAACTTATTAAGAATATTAACCACTTGTTTAGGACTTGCCATATTTATAAGAGGAATTACTGTTGCTACAATCTCTTCTCTAGGAGTTATCTGCTCGTATTGTTTTCTTCTAAACTTTGCAGTAAATTTTCCACCAGCAAGGTCCTCTCTTATACTCAGAGAATCTATAGCTTCTAGAGCGTTATTAGTATTAGGAGCTATTTTATGAAAATTGTCCGCCATATAGACAAGCGTTTTACTTTCATATTCTTGACTTTTTTGTTCGGCTATCTTTGCTAAAGCCATCCAACTTTTTTGGTCAAAAGAAATTCCCTGATACTCCATCATAGCAATAACAGGTATCAAATTCATTTCCATTTTCCAAACTTTTTGCATATCTATTCTGTCAATTAAATTTCCCTGAATTTCTGCCATTGGAATAAGAAATTCTACGTCCCTAGAAGCGTAGTTATATTGGTCGGGTGTAAAATCAAAATCCGTTTTACCATAAAAAGTATGTCTAATATTCATGTCTTTTCTAATGTTAAAATACTTCTCTAACAGGTCATCTAATGATGGATACAACATAGATACACCCGGCTTTGTTAAAGTTTCTGTTAGCATAGTATCAAATGGATTTTTAAATAGTATTCCAAAATGATGATAAATCATTTTAGCATCAAATTTAAAATTGTGACCTATAGTTAAAATATTTCTATCATGTATTAGCTCTAATACATATCTTATAATCTTGGGGTCTGCCTTACCTACGTTAATAACAAAGGTTTCTCTATCCTTAAAACTAATTTGTATCAAAAGCAGAACCGATTCATATACATCTAGTGATGACGCTTCAACATCGAATCCTATAATATCTTCGTTCTGTAAGCGTGAAATAAGAACTTTCATATTTTCCGAACCAAGGTCCTTAATTAATCTCATTTAACCTCCTTAGACTTTAATTATTAAAGTTATTTTTAACTATTATATATTATTAACTATTAATTAACTTAACCTTCCTCTCAGGACAGTAGTCCTATTATACCATAAAACCGCTCATCTGTCAAGTACCAACTCCCTCTTGACAAATTAATGAATATATGCTATAATAGGGAAATCCCTGTGTAGCAAATCAAAGGAGGGTTCATACATGGATGATATTAGAAAAAGACTAGTACTATTTAAAGCTTACCTGACTAGCCGCAAGAGGCACCATGAAACTATGCTATCGGTAATGGAAGTGGCTCCTGGTATAAACTTGCCCGAAATCGAAAACCACCACCTGCTTCTTGACTACATAGACGATATTATAAACGATTTCGATGTCATTGTCAATAGTGAAAACCTAGAGGAACCGTCATAAGGACACCCTGTTGTAGTATAATAAGGAGTACGGTAATGAATATACAAAAAGTTATAACAAGTTTTTATGTCATATTAACTTTGCCATTGATTATTTTGGTGTTGATATTATTTTGGCCTCTTGGATTGGCGTGGTATATAGGAGATATATTTGTAGAAAATGAAATGTTGGTATTTATTACAGGGTTTAGTTTAGAAATAGCATATCTTTTTTTTATTACATATTATGTATCACTTATATAATACCGATGTTGTAGAATGGGCTAAGGAATATGATGGCCCAAAGTTTCACGCTCTTATTTGTGACCCACCCTACTTTTTAGATACTGTTCAAAAGCGTTATGGAAATATGAATAAAGATTCAGAGGGGATTGTAGCGGATAGGATTAGAAATCGCTCAGATGGTTTAGCAAGATTAGCGAGTGGATTTCTTGGAGTAGAATGGGACACGGATATAGCCTTTTATTCCGACACTTGGAAAGTGTTCGGAGAATTAATGCATGATGGTGCTATAGGAATGGCGTTTAGTCACTCTAGAAATTATCATAGAATGGCCTCAGCTATTGAAGAGGCCGGTTTTATTATTTACCCCTTGATAGCTTGGATAAATAGTCAGGGATTTCCTCACCCAACCAAAGTGAAAGAAGATGGTTGGGACGATTTTTATTATAACAGAAACGTGTTAAAGGGCTCTATTGAACCCATATGTGTTTTTCAAAAAGCGTACCCCGGTAAAATGTGGGATGCTATTGAAAAAACTGGAGCGGGTGTTTGGAATATTGGTGCTGGCCGTGTTGCAGGGGAACCGGTACCTATAAATGTTTTAGAGGAGTGGTCTGGATTTGGAGAAAAGATTCGACCAAAGTATATACAGAAAATCAATACCAAGGGAAGGTGGCCTGCTAATTTGATAGGTACAGACGGTTTTGATTTACCTTTTGATGATTTCTTTTATCAGATGAAACCTACTGTAAAAGAAAAGAACGCCGGATTAAACGAAAAGAACCCACATCCTACTATTAAACCAATTGATTTGATAAGGTACTTATCAAGTCTTATTTTGCCACCGGGAGCCTATGCTCCTAGAAGACTCTTTGTTCCTTTTTCTGGTACTGGTTCAGAAATGATAGGATGCCTATTGGCAGGATGGGACCACGTTACCGGAGTGGAAATCGAGAATAAAAGTTTACAGGTAGCTAAGAGGAGATTAGAACATTATGTTGGAGAATAAACATACTTGCTTTTATTGTCAGAAATATTACAAAGATGTTGAAAAAGCAAGGGAGTGTGAGAACGAGCATGACGTTATAATGGTGCCATTTCTAAGAGAAGATTTAAATAGATTGGTAAATTATATTGCTAGTGGAGATAGAAAGTTATTAACTGAAAGACTTTCTAGAACTGTTCTTAAGTACGTAAGAGCGGGCCAGAGTGACTAGAAAATTGAAAATGTGGGACCACAGGCATACTCATATATGTCCTGTGTGTAAAAAGAAAATAGAATTTAAAGACTATTATACCTTGCCTTTAAGAACTGAAAGTATATTTCTTCATAAAGGCGAATGTACAAAGAAAGCAAGAAAGAACCCTAATTTATTACTACTAAATGAGTAAAAACCTACAGATTTATGCAAAAAATATGCATAAGTGCTATAATTTAAGGAGGAAATATGGAACTCAGTTTTGCCCCCGCCGATGAGGGAGGCATTGTTGCATACGCCAGTATTGACAGTGCTTTTATTAAAGTAGAAATTAAGAAAGAAAAATGGAACCCCTGCCCCGATTGTGAAGAAGAAATGATAATCAATGGACGTTGTAAAACTTGCCCCAATTGTGGGTGGTCAAGTTGTAATATATAGGGAGTATAATGGGAAAAGAAAGAATGACGCTTCCGAATAAAGCGAAGCTTAGAAATCTAGTTCAGTATCGAGACATGTCTGATGAAGAATTTGAAGCCGCTTTGGACATTGCTACCGATGAATATGAAATATCTCCAGAAAGGCTAAAAGAAAAACTAGATGAAAAATTAGAAGAGTTAGGCAAGGACTACGATTTAACGGATATGAAGGCGAACGATTTATCACAACTTCGTAGCCTTCTACTTTCTCAACTACAGTTAGAGGAACTCGACCTAACTGCTTTTGCTTTAAGAAAGGATGCAGACGACCCTGTTATAGTTCAAGTACTAGACAAGATTAGTGGTATTCAAACTAGACTAGTAAAAAATATTTCGGATATTTCAGGGGACCTTCAACTTACTAGAAAAATTAGAAAAATGAGTAAAGAAGCAAGCGTAGTTAATGCCATTGAAGATTTGAGAGAAAAGGCCAGAATATTTTATAAAGAAAGAATGCTTTATATCTTTTGTCCTGAATGTAAAATGCTATTATCTACTGTTTGGTTAAACTATCCGGATGCTCATAATATTCTTCATTGTACTTGCGAAAGATGTGGAGAAAAGTTTGATGTAAAACTTTCAACTCTTTACGAAACAGATAATAAGAATTTAGAGAATGTAGTGGTGCCCTAATGGTAGATTTATATATTGGAGTAGCTACATATGGGAATCTAAAATATACAAAATTGGCTATAAAATCCATAATAGATGGTACTACAACTCCATTCAAGCTTCTAGTTATTTCTGATAATCAAGGAGACGGTACTAAAGAGTGGTGCAACTCTCAGGGAATATACTGTAAACAACGTCAAAAAAACTGGGGGTTTCCTAGTGCTATTAATGACTTATACGATATAGCTTGGAATGAAAATCCTAATGCTAATGTTATAATTATGGGAAATGATGTTATGGCGTTTCCCGGTTCTATTGACAATTTGGTACTCGTGGCTAACTCTACGGAATATGAGTGGATTAGTGGGGTAGCCGTTCTAACCCCAAGAAAATTTGTTAGAAAATTTCCACAGTATCGAAATAAATTTGATGGAAATTTTAATTTAATAGACGAAAATTTTTATGTATGGAAAGAAGCCGAGCCTCCTATGACCGGAGAGTTAGCTGATTTGGGAAATTATGGAATAATAGGCGACAGCCATAATCTATGCTTATTCAAAAGGTCTATATTTGACAAGATAGGATACGTAGATGTTAATTTTTATCCGGCATACTACGAAGATAATGATTATGCTAGGCGAGCACAATTATCTGGAGCTAAGTTGGTCAGGACTAGAAACTCCCCCTATTTTCATTTTTGGAGTAGGACTATACATGAAGCGGGTATGAAGAAAACAAATGATAAATATTTTCCCTTAAATAAGAAATTCTATGTTCAAAAATGGGGCGGGGAACCGGGTAAAGAATCTAGAAAAAACCCGGTGAATGGGTTAAAAATTGATACTAGAGATAACGAAGTAAAAATCATAGAGTCCTGGATGAAAAAATGAAATTATATGCTGTAATTATTGGCATAAATCGGTGGAAACAATATACAGAGCCTTTTATACAATCTTTATTAAATAAAGAACCCTTGTGTAATATAGTCTTAATAGATAATGGTTCTGAAAACCCCTATTCAGAAATAGATGGTGTTTTACTAAAAAGAATTCCACTAAGTTCTTATGCCGCGGCGATTAATGTAGGTATTAAACTATGTACCAATGCTGACTGGATTCTTATACTTAATAATGACATGTTATGTAATAATTCTTTTTATAATATAGTAACACAACTTTCTCCAGATGTAATGTATGGAGATACTTTACAAAAAGCATGGGGAGGGTATACAGTAGGCCATCTTATGCTAATTTCTAGAAAAATTTTGAATACTGTAGGATATTTTGATGAGCAGTTTGAGGTTGCCGCTTTTGAAGATGTTGATTACTGCCGTAGAGTAAAGAATGCGGGTTTTAGTATTCAGAAGCAAAAGTTTCCGATAACTCATTTTGAAGGAAAAACTCGATATGATATTTCAAAATATTCTGAAATTAGAGAATTAAATAGAAAACGGTTTTTGGAGAAATACAGGCAATGACTATAACAGGGATTATACCTGCCGCCGGCACTGGTTCAAGATGGGGAGGCTATTACAAGGAATTGCTTCCAACGGGCCATAATGAGCATCTAATAGATAGAGCTGTGCTTACATGTCGAGTGGGCGGGGCAGAGAGGGTAGTTATTATAACAACTCCAGAAAAGATATCTGCACATGCGAGTCATTTTAGATATCGCGATAGTGATATAATATTTAAAATTCAAGACGGAGTCAATGATATATATAGTGCTATAGAAAGCTCTTTTTCTTGGAATACAGAAACTAATTTATTTGTTATGCCAGATACCTATATACCTCTAGGGACTTTTAGAAGTATAAATAATGCCCCTTTTCAACTAGGAGTTCATTCCACTACTATGCCGGAAAGATTTGGGATTATAAACTATGAATCTAAGGAAGTACTAAATAAACAACCATTAAAAGATGGAGTATATGATGCTTGGGGGGCGCTTGTGTGGTCACTAGATGTAGCAAAATTATGGAATAAAAATGAGCCTTTAAGTTATACAGATGCTATAAACTTAGCGATAAGACGGTTTGGACTGAGTACTTTTAAGATGGAATTTTATCATGACATGGCGGAGTTTGCAGATTATAGAAGATTGTTAGGGGAGATTTATGAAAGTATATTATAATAAACATCAGGGACAAAGGGGCTTTATAATCGCCAATGGTAATAGTTTAAATGATATAGATGTAACCCTTATGAAAAACGATGTAGTAATTGCTTTGAATAGAGGATATCTAAAAGAAGGTCTACCAATTACTTATCTTGTAGTATGCAACGATTTAGTAGAAAAACAGTTTGGTAATGAGATTCTTAAAGTTCGTTGTAAAGATATTTTTTCTAATTCTTTACCAGGTACCCAAAGACTACACTGGACTTCCGACATTCCAAGATTTCAACCCGACGCTAGTAAACCAATATGGCAGGGGCATACAGTTACTTTTGTAGCAATGCAATTAGCCTATTATATGGGTATGAACCCCGTTTATGTGGTTGGTCTAGACCACTATTACGACCAAAGTGGGTCTGTAAAAAAGAGGGGGAGGGGTATAGTTTCAGAAGGTGATGACCCTAATCATTTTCATAAAGAGTATTTTGGAAAAGGAATAAGATGGGACCCTCCAAATTTAAGAATGTCAGAAAAAGCATATAGATTAGCTAGAACATATTACAATGCTCATCATAGACAGCTTTGGAACGCTACAGAAAAAACAGCCCTTTCAGAAGATATACTTCCTAAAATAAAATATGAGAGTTTATTTGATGTCTAATATTATAGTATATCAAATGGGAAAGGTTGGTTCTCGTTCTGTGCAAAGGGACCTTATAAATGCGGGAATAGATGCAGGACATACTCATAGATTGGATAGGGTAAAAAATCCCACACCAAATGATAAATATATATCTCCGGTTAGGGACCCCGTAGCTAGAAACCTGTCTGCTTTTTTTCATAATATAACTAAGTTTGATAAACACTATTTACAATATTCTGTAAAAGATTCACAGCGGCTGGTTGATTTATTAATTTCAAAATATCCCCCTGAAATTTGTTTAAACTGGTTTGAAAATAAAATTGAACCGTTTTTAGGAATAGATGTTTATAATACACTATTCAATGAATATGCAATATATGATAATAAACTTCTAGTTTTTAGAATCGAAGATTACAATAATAAAGGAAACAAGTATATAAAAGAATTTTTGAACATTGATATAAAACTTTCTCATATACATAGAACTGTGGAGCAACATAGAAAGGCCGCACCTTACTATAGGTGGTCTAAAACTAATGGAGTCATATCACAATCTTATTTAGAAAAGGTATACAACTCTAGATTTGCTAGACATTTTTATAGCTTTGAAGAAATAGAAGAATTTATAAACTATTGGTCTAAGGTGCCTAGATAATGGCTATTGCAGAAAAAGTAACGCACGAAGATTTAATATTATATGAGCTTATTAGACACCCTGTTTTATCTGGAGAATTTTATAGAACTCTAGATATACCGGACTGGAAACAGCAAAAATGGGAGTACTCTAAATATCAAAAAGAATATGTTGCTGACTTTAATAGTTACGTTTCTCTCTGCTGTGCCCGTGCCGTTGGAAAGACAGAAGCATTAAAGGGAAGAATTATTTGGTCTATGACCAATAATCTCCATAATGGTGACTATATTGTATACACCGTTCCAAACAAGGTTCACTTAGAACCAGTGTTTTTCGGGCTGACCAAGGACTTTAGAAATAATGATTTGCTAAAGCACTATTTGGAGCCGTACAAGGGTATCAACGCTTCTAATTATACGATAAAGCTGGTTAATGGCGGGCATCTATTATGCCGTATTGCTGGACAGAGTGGAACAGGGGCAAATGTTATTGGTTTGCACACGCCAGAGGTTATACTAGATGAGGCGGGTTATTATCCTTGGGGAACTTGGATGGAACTACAGCCTACCCTTAATACATGGGAACCTGGGTTTAGACTATTCGTATCTGGAGTACCTACGGGATTGCGAGAGAATAATGTTCTTTATCATGTAGACGAAGTTGATGATAATTTCAGCCACCATAGAACATCCGCCCATGATAATCCTAGATATTCAGATGAGGATGAGGAAAGAAACCTAGTACAGTATGGAGGAGTAGATAGCGAGGATTACACTCATTTTGTTTTGGGTAGACATGGTTCCCCAACCTTTGCTGTATTTGATAGAAGATTAATGCAAATAGACAACTACCCCGTTCATAAGATAAAGTTCTCCGGTATCGACGTTAAAACTTATGAAGAGATGGTTCATCGACTTGCTTTGCTTCCTCAATTGCCAGAAAAGATAGATTTAACGATAATTGGGGTTGACTTGGGATATACAGACCCTACATCAATTGTGGTATTATATGAGAAGAATGGTAAGATTAAACAACATGCTCGTATTGTTTTGCAAAAAGTGGAGTATCCTATACAAATTAAGCTATTAGACTTTTTAGATACAAAATTCGGTTATCCTGAAATTTGGGGAATAGATGCGGGCTCATCTGGTAAAGCTTTAACACAGCAGATGTTACTAGATGAGAATTATATACACAAGAATTATAAGAAACGATTGTATCCTGTAGAGTTTGGTTCTTGGTTAACATTAGGAGAATCTGATGATGGTGAGGAAATCAAAGTAAAATTGAAGCCATACAGTGTTACTCTTTTACAAGAATATACCAATGCTCATAGGATTGTATATTCTTCTACAGATACAGAACTGGTTACAGAAATGGAAAGAATGACTTATACTAAGAATCAAAATGGAGAAATTTCATTCAAGACCCTTACACCGGGCGGCGGTAAGAGAGGCGACGACCACAATGTTTCAGCATTGTTAGCTGGAATTATAGCTTACTATGTAAAAACAACGGACCAACTTTTTGGTAAAAAGAAGCCTGTACTAATGAGCGCCTTTAGGTGGGTAAGAGGAATATAATGGCAGAAAATAATAAGAAATTATCACTGGCTACAGCAGGGTTTTCTTTCTATCCGGGAAACACTAGTACTATGGAACCAAATCCCTGGATAGGAATAGTAGACCTTCTTACATCAAAAGAACATAGAGACTACAGGAATATAATAAGAGATTGTAGATTCTTTTTTAGACATGACCCTTTAGCTTCAACAGTTATTGGTAAGATGGTAGACCTAGCAATTACTGATTTGGTAATCAATACAGAGGGCGCTACTAGATTAAGTCAACAAGAACAGGATGTATTCAATGCTATATCTAATGACCTGTATGACTTTATAAGAAAAGCGGCTTTTGAGTATCTATTAACTGGACTGTTGGTTCCAGAAATAAAACTAACCAGAGTAAATCAAGAATTTCTAAGAAAAAAGAGAATTTCTAGGCTATCTAGTTTACTATATCCTACAGAAATGTGGCTTAGAGATTCTAAAGATATAGAAATAAAACGTCCACCCATAGGTAACGAAGAATCATACTTCGTAATAATGCCAGAAGATGTTTTAAGTTTTATTAGGAATAAGGGGCATTATGATGATGGTGGAGAAGATAAAGAATTATATAGAAAAATTGCTACTTTATATCCAAAATTTGTAGAACAGATTTTAGAAGGGGAAACCAAAATTCGTCTAGAAAACCCTCTCATAATAAAATCAACGTCTCTAGCAGATTCTCAGTACCCAATCCCTTATCTTTATTCAGCACTAGAAGCATTAAAGCATAAGAGAAATCTAAGACGAATGGATTATTCTATTGCCGCAAGAGTTATTAGTGCTATTTTACATGGTAAGCTAGGAAGCGATGAGTTTCCTTTAACCGAGGACCAATCGGACGAAGTTGACAAAATTGAAAGTAAATTCAAGTGGAGAGATAATTTAGCACAGGATGATATTGAAAGAGTATTCTTGCTTGTTACTAATCATACGGTTGATTTGCAGTGGATATTTCCCGATGTAAAAGCACTGCTTGATAATAATAAATATGAAACCGTGAATCAAGATATTTTAGTTGCTTTAGGGTTTCCTAGAATCTTGATTACTGGAGAGACGGAGCGTTCATTTGCATCAGACCCCCAAATTGCTACTCTTTCTCCGGTTCATACAATGGATAGATTAAGAAGAGCATTATTGCCTATTATTAATACAGTTTATTTTGAACTAGCGAAAAATAATGAGTCTATAAACAATGTACCAGTAATAGAGTTTAAGCCTATTAATCTAATGAGTATGCAGTTGTTCTTTGAAGGTATAAAGGGCTTGTATGAGACGGGTAACTTGTCAAGAGAAGATTACTCTAAGGCATATGGCTATATCTTGGATGAACAACTGGACAAGAGAGAACATGAGGATGAAAAGTTTAAGGCCAGAAGTCTACAGCCTTTCCAGCCAGTTCCTCATTCTAATGAGCCCGGTAGACCTTCCGGTGGTAATGCACCAGAGAATTCCGCTGGAGGTAGCAGTGCCTAAAGAATATAAAGAATGTGTAAAGTCTGAGATAAGCAGAGGCCATTCAGAAAAAGATGCTCAACGCATTTGTGCAATTGCTTACTTTAAGAGGCATGGAAGAACACCACAACAAGACGAAAAAGCGTCTTTTAATCAACATGAGCTAAATTTATTTGAGGGATTAAATGCCATTGGTACGGCATTAGGACCCAATAAAAATCAATAAAATGGGCTTAAAAGGGATAAAATACTATGCAAACTGACAATATATTAGCAAAAAGTGTACAATTAATTGTGAACAATAGTTCTAGTGCAGGAGAATCTATGGCATCATTGTCACAGAACCCTTTTGTTACTTGGATTAAGTTTATTTTAACAGATGATAAACCTAATGCTAATGAACAAAGAGTTCCAAAAGAAGAATTTGCCAACATTATAAAAACTGGTATGTTTATGCCAGTCAAACTTTCTGAACAAGCGGCAGAGGCTTTGGAACTGAATCACCTTGGTAGCAAGCCTATTGGAACTATTACCCATCTAAGAGAAAACGAGGACCATATCGAGGCTATCGCCGCTCTATGGAGTGCCGAACGTCCAGAAGATATTGACCTTATTAAACAAAGATTTAATAACGGCCAACCTGTTAATGTTTCTTGGGAATTAAAATATGATGATTCTATCTCAGAAACTACAGACGATGGTCATATTAATTTAAGAGGCGTTGTTATGAACGCGGCTACAATTGTAGATTTACCGTCATATATGGGACGAACTCCTGTTTTAGCGGTAGCATCTATTAGTAAAGAGGCTAATACCAAATTTAATACTATTTTAGCTAAAATTTCTGATGGTAAAGATTTATCAGAAATGGAAACAACAATTCTCGCAGAGATTAATGAAATCTTAATTAGAGGAGAAAACGAACCAATGGATACAATTACTCGCGAAGACCATGAAAAGATTGTGAATGGACTTCAAGCTGACCTAGATACGTTTAAGAAACAACTAGAAACAGCAACTACTACAATCGAAACGCTAGAGCCCCTAAAGGTTGAACTCGAAGAGTTGAAACCTAAATATGCGACTCTAGAACAGTTTAAGAATGAAGCAGACGAGGCAAAGCAGAAGCAGGAAAAACTTGATGGCATTCGCCAGAAGTTAAACGATGCTAAAATTACTGTAGACGACGATTTTATGAATGAGAAAGAGGAAATTTTGCTTGAAATGACGGAAGCATCCCTTGATTTCTTCATTCAGGAACTTGTTGCTTTTAGTAGAAAAGCCGTTTCAAATGCTGACGCAGAGGCCTCAATTAATTTAACATCTGATTTACCGGGCATAGATTCATCTGACGACCCTGGTAATGGAAGAGTCAGCACGAGGGACGCAGTAGAGTTTCTTCGTGAGACTTTTGACAAGTAATTGACTTGGAGGATATAGAGTCATGCAAATCAATAAATACACGGACATTGTAGGTTGCGTTGTTGTAGCGGATATTCCAGAGGGCCGTATGGTTCTTATGACAGAGAATACTCCAGGTGAACACGACTTTGGAAGCCGTACTGACCTGCCCGGAGTTAAGGTTCCTGCAACATCCGCAGAAGCCGCACTAGCTAAATATATCGTAACATGGCCTGTTAGCAATGCTACCGCACATGGTCCTATTAAAATGTTTGTACCTCAGCCTAGTTTTGATTGGGCATTGAGACATGGATTTGACCAAGCCGCAAATGTTCCATTTACTGCGGCAGTTCATTTGACATACCCAGGAAATCGTGATGGAGTAACAATCCCATCTGGTTTCCAAGCACTAGCCTTTGATAGAGGCGTATTCACAGTTCCTTCGGGAGCTTGGGTATATGACGCCGCACTGGAAGTTCCCGGTGCGCCGCTAGAAGTCTTGAATGCGGCAGACGATACAGCCGCAGAAGCAGGAAAACTTGCACACGATGCTGGTGGTTCAGCTACAGTAGCAAGGGTCGAAAGATATAATTCTGAGACCGGTGAACTAACATTTAGGACACTATAATTTTATTATAAAGGAGATAGCCTAACATGAAAGATAACGAGAGATTAGCACAGGCCGTTGCTTCTTATATGAGAGACCCTAATAAGAGGGACGCTCTTGCTGAAATCATCGTAGAGTTTGTACAACCTAATCACCTAACAAATCAAATTGTTGGTGATATTCTAAATACTCGTAGTCTAAAGCCCGGCGATAGCTTGGTAAAGAAAATTAGAAAGGGTATTGAGGTTCGTACATTAGTTCCCGGTGCAGTGCATTTGGCATCAGAAATCACAGTATCAGACCGTATGAACTACATTCTAGACGGTGCTGACGTGAAGGTTACTTATAACCAGTGGGAACTAGAAAGCGGTGAGATTGGCACAGTAGCAGAAATTCGTAGAGAAATGGCCCAGAAGCTAAATGATTTCTATGTTCAAAAAGTATTTACTGCACTAAGCACAGTATGGTCAGCGGTTAATACTCCAGATAACTATACAGCAGTAGGCGGTGCCATTACATCTACTGCTCTGGAGAGTGCTATTGACCAGATTAACTTGACTACCGCTGGAGCTAAGGTAATTCTTGGTTCTAGAGCGGCTGTAACACCTATTACTAAGTTTGGTGCTTTCTGGAGTGATGGTTCAAACGTAGAGGGCTCACAAACAGCTATTGACGAAATTCGTCAAACTGGTATGTTGGGTCGCTATTATGGAGTTCCTATTAGAGCAATTGAGCAAGTATTCGACAACTTAGAGGACTATAATGCTCTAATTCCAACTGACAAGATTCTTGTCATTGGTGAGAATGTTGGAGACTTTATTACCTATGGCGATGTGAAAACAAAGCAGTGGAGTGATATGAACCCAACCCCTCCTCAGTGGATGCTAGAAATTTATCAACAGTTTGGTTTGATTATTGATAATGCTATGGGAATCTTTGTTTTGGGTGCTTTGAGCTAAGTTATAAAACTTGGGAGAGGGTCATTAACTTGGCCCTCTCCCTACTATAAATAATAAGGAGAACAAAAATGGCAGGTAATGATTTATTTTCTATGATGCAGGACGGTGAGCCTCTCGCTAGATATAAGAAAACTATTCTAGGAAAGGTTCATGTTACAGTTTTAGATGAGTTTTCTCAAGAACCCCAAGAATTAATTCTTAGTGGGGACTACGCAAAAACATCTGAACGTGATGGTACAATGGTAGAAATTTGGTCTGATAAAGCAAATGCTTTTTTCAAGAAAATTAATAGAAAGCATTTTGAAGCCGGTAGACTATCTGCTGTAGAAGGCCCACTTCCTAAATTGCCGGAATCCCCAAATAGTATTTCAGATGAAAAACTAGATGAAATGCTACAAATGAAGTTCCTTGCTTTTAAGGCTAAGTTGGATAAATTTACAGACGAGGCTCCGGTTTTTAGACTTTTAAATAGGGCTAGAGAATTAGAAAAATCAGATGCAATCGTAGGCCGTATTGAAGAAAAACTTTCTGAAATACAGTTATCATCATATCAATCAAATGAAGAAGAGTAATAATGACAGAAACAGTAGATATTACTTATTTACTATCGCGTCTTAGACTTGCTGTAGGTGACAGAGATGAGTCTAGGTACACAGAAGAGTGGCTAGAAATAGCTTTAGTTGCATCTGTGGAAGGCCTACAATCGTGGTGGAATTTTAAATATCTTCTAGATGAAAATGATGAGGTCTATAGAAACCCTCATGTCAAATTTCTTCATGCTACTCCGCCTGTTATTCAAGATGTAGATAATCGTCCTATTGTATTAATGGCATCTATTTTAATAAAAACGGGCGAGTTGGAGAATCTATCTTGGAACTTGGGAGCGTGGCGTGATGCTGAGATTTCATATTCCAACATAGAGGCGGGTAGGAGAAAAGATTCATCATTAGTAAGAGATTGGAAGGAATTAACTAGTATATTGAAGCCTCCTCAAAAGAGACTGGCTTCTCCAGGTAAGTCACATTTACCGGGATATATAAATAATCCAAATGAATACTAATTAGGAGAGACTAATGAAAAAGGATAGGAAAAAGATTTTTTGGATTGGTGATGCAGTAGCTACTACTGGTTTTGCCAGAGTAAATCATAGTATTATTTCAAATTTACCTAGAAAATATGAGGTTCACCATTTAGGTATTAACTATATGGGGGACCCTAATGATTTCAAACATAAGATTTATCCAGCAATGCTTGGCGGGGATGTATGGGGATTTGGTAGAGTAGTTAATCTAATCAAAGAGATTAAACCTGATTTAATATTTATTCTTAACGACCCTTGGGTTATATCTCAGTACCTAAAAATTCTAGAGGAAGCAAAGATTAATGATATTCCAATCGTTGTGTATTTTCCTGTAGATGCAGAGGAGCACGACCCCGTATGGTATGCTGGTTATGAATCGGTAGAGAGTGTATGTGTTTACACAGAATTCGGGAGAAGGGTAGTATTACAGGCCGAACCTGGTTTACAAGATAAGCTTAGCGTAATACCTCATGGAATAGATACTAGGATTTTTCATCCTCTTGGAGACGTATTTGATAGAGCAGGAAGGCTTATCAAAACTGGTGAGATAATAGCTCGCGAAGCTCTCTACCCTGTAAGTAAACAACCGTCTTTTAGATCAGATTTCATTATATTAAATGCTAATAGAAATCAACCTAGAAAACGTATAGATATAACTATTCGAGCTTTTGCAGAGTTTCAAAAGGATAAACCCGATGTTAGATTATATCTTCACATGGGGGCTAAAGATGTAGGCTATGATATTATAAAATTAGCCAATAGATATTTCTTTGATGAAAAGCTAATTATATCATCTACTCATCATAATATGCCTAATATTCCAGACAGCCGTCTTAATGAAGTTTATAATGGTACTTCAATAGGTATTAATACTAGTTTAGGAGAAGGGTGGGGTCTTACAAATTGGGAACATGGGGCGGCCCGTCGTCCTCAAATAGTTCCTAATCATTCAGCTTGTTCAGAGTTATGGAAAGATAGTGGTATATTAATAAAAGCAGATGAAACTTTTATGTATACTGAAACACATACCTTAGCAAGAGTTCCTGATTTATATAGTGTTGTTGAGGCTCTAGAATATGCATATAATGACTGGAGAAGTGGGGGAGAAGAACTGGCACGAATGGCTGATAAATCGTATAATAGAATAACAAGTCCTGAATATTCTTGGAAGAAAATTTCCATGAAATTTCATAATATTTTTAGAGAAGTATTGGAATAATGATAGCAACATGGCCTACTAATACAACAGATATAACAGACCAGATAAGGGATGCCATTGGAAGAAATATTACTATTTACACCACTATATCTGGCATACCTTGTACATTTTCTGGAGATTCTCTAAACCCTGTAACTAATCTTTCCACAAATCAGTATTGTCCTGTTTGTGGAGGAAATTGGTGGTTGGAAACCGTATCTGGCGTGGAAGTTATAGCTCATATTAGAACTAGACAAATTGATACTCCGGTATTTGAAGTGGGCGGCTATATAGTTGATGGCGATGCTTTGGTACAATTTAAGCATACCGTTGCTAATATGGAATATGTAAATAATAGTTCATATTTCGTAGTAGATAATCGAGAATATGTTAAGAAGGCTGTAGACCTTAGAGGCGTTCCTGAGATAAATAGAATACTTGTAACGCTACAGGAGAAGGAAGGAGAATAAGATGGAAGCAAAGGTTACTATTGATGGATTGGATGTTATTGATGTAGTAAAGTATATTACCAAAAAGAGAAATAAGTTTATAGCTATGATGTTAGCCGAGTTAGAGGAAAGTATGGAGCCTGAATCTAACGAATACAAGTTTGTAAGAAAAATTATTTTAGATGGTATGAACGATTATACACGTTCTACGATGAGAACTTTATTCGGAGATGTTGAAGGCCTGATTATGAAATAATATGCCAGTAGATTATTCTGATCCAGAAGTGATAAGACAAATGAGCTTTCGTGCTAAAGAGTGGGCTCGTTGGTTAGAAACAAATGCTCTTGGTGCGGGAGGTAAAGGTCGTATAGCCATAGCTTTTGGTCAGGTTAGAGAACAGATATATCAAATTATTCAAACTAATTTACTAAATGCTGTCGCAATAACAAAAGAATATGATACTCCAGAACTGAGTGGACCGTTGGTAGAAAATTTTAGTGACCCTGAATTGGTAAAAATTACTAATGACGGAGAAATCTATTTCAATGCAGAGGATATAGCTGGAAACTGGAATGATTTTAATGATGGTGTTCAAGCGGCTAGACACGTTCTTAAGGTAGATACAGAAAAGCCTATAGAAAGAAGAGCACACTTTTGGAAAGTATTTGTATATCAACCTGCTAGAGAGGGTATAGCCCCTCCTGCAAAAAGTCAGGAAACTTCTATTAGAAAACAAAATAGGGCTATAAGTACATATTATCCAAGAGCTATAAATGTAAGAATGGGCTTTTGGAGAGGAAAAACACCCTATTGGCTGTGGCTAGAGGTTGGAAACCATAATCTAAGATATCGCTATCCTAGATTTGCTGGTACTCATTTTCTAGAAAATAGTAGAAAGGCGGCACAACAGTTGTTTGACGCCGCTCTTGAACAGGTTAGACTTGATGAAGAGGCTGAACTAGAAAGGGCCGCTGATGTATTTTTTGAAAATCCTCAACAATTTGTACCAGAACAAGTTTTAGGTGCCTTTTATGATAAAGGAAGAAAGTATGAAATTTATATAACTCCTAAAAGACAGCTACTAGGTGTGAGATTAGTATAATGCATCTACAAAGAAAAATAGACCTAAGTATATACTACTGGTTGAGAGACATCTTTTCTGAACATCTGGACTGGTTAACCATTAATGATGGGTACCCAGAAGCAGATTTACAGCTTCCCTCAATCACAGTCGAAAGTGATGTAATACGACCAGTAGAATATGAGATGGGTAATAGGGATAGGTTAAATGAAAGACTGTGGGTACTTGATGTTATAGGTAAAAATAAAGACCAGAGGGACGAACTTTCGTACAAAACACTGGAAGAATTAAATACAGGAATTCCTGTTTATGATTATGATGAGGGGTTTCCACCTAGCGTTTCTCCAACACAGTTGGGGTTGCTAAGAGCCACCGATATAACGGCTATGCCTGTAAGAATTTTTCCCGAACTCGTAGAAAAAATGTATTGGAGAACAAGTATCAGATTTTATTCTGAATACAACCCGTTCTAAATGGAGGAATTGTTAAATGAGTCGTAGAGTCGCGATTCCGTCTAAGCATGTTCAATTAAAATTAGTGGGAGAAAAGGACGCCCTTGTAGTTCCACGAATCCAGAGGTTATCAATCACCGCTGATAGACCATCAACGGACATTGATGAGTTGGGTAATCGCCTACACGCTGGTACAGTAGAAGATGCTCCAAATGTTACTGCCACATTCCAGTCAATGGATGTTGGTATTAAGCTGTTTTCAATTCTAACAGGAAATGATTATACAGCGTATCCCGCATCAGGTGTAAGTATTAGCGAAATTAAAGAAGCAGACCTTATTGCACAAATTAAAGACGCTTCTCTAGAAGATTACGTTAAGATGGCCCACGCCAGAAAATGTACTGTTCGTGATTTCTCATTCAGCTACTCAGTAGATGGAGAATCAACTGAGGAATATACACTTATCGGAACCGAGAAAAGATGGTTCAAAAACGATATTGTGGTTGAAAAGTTTGTAACCGGAACAACTTCGTTTTCTTTGGCAGAAACACCTGTTACACTAAAGAATGGAAATGAGGCTATTTCTGTTATTCTTGATGGTATATATCTAGAAGAAGTTGCCGCTGGCCCCGCTACTGGAGAATATTCAGTAGCAGGTACTACATTAACTACATTTGATTCTAGAACTAGCCAGCTATTAGTAATTTATCAAGCTGTACCTACAGGTACTAATTGGGCCGATGTAGCAGAAACAGTTATGCCAGCCGCTATTCGTGGTTTGGATGTTCCTGTTCTATTATCAGCTAATGGTATTGACCGTGTACAATCAGTTACTTTGAATGGCACATTCAATCCAGAAACAGTTAGAGAGATGGGTAATAGGGACGTAGTTGGTTATCAGCTACAAGTTCCTAGTGTAACCGGAACTATTACGGTTTTGGACACGGATACTGAATTAATTGACCTATTCTCAACTGGAAGCCTTGCTTCGGGTGATACCGAGTGGAAAGCTTCTGAGTATACAGCCGCAAATATTTCACTAGACCTGGCGCTACAAGACCCAGCAGATAAAGTGGAACCGTTTACTATTCTAAAGACAGTATACGTTCCTGCTGTAGTAATTACAAGTGATGGCTACACTTCAAACGTGAATGCCAACGCTCAACAAACATTCGACTTTAAGTCAGAAGATGGTGATATAATTATCTACAGTGGTTCGAGATAAACTAAAAGTTAGCCAAAGGGAGTAATAACAAAGGGGCTACATCAATCTTTTTGATTGTTGTGGCCCCTTTTAATTATTAAATTGGAGAGGAAAAAATGTCTAGAAAAAGAGAAATTGATAAAAATGATGTGGATATTTCCCAACTATTCAGATGGACTAAAGAAGTCGAACTTAGGGACCCTGCTAGGGACCTAAATATGACGGTACACCTTCGCTTGGTTGGGGATGCTGACCTTAATAGAGCAAGAGCTTATGCTTTGAGAAAGTCAGCAGAACTAAGAAGGAATTTGCAAAAAGAAGGTAGTGACGAAAGAGTTGCTTTTGTAAATGAAATAAAGGAATTTCAGGATAAAGAAACCCTTGTTTCTATGATTATTTTACTGCTTTTGCCTGATATTCAAGCAGAAGCATTAAGGGATACAAAGGTAAAGGAGCCCAAGTCTCCTAAATCCGATGATAGTTTAGAGGCTCAGGAAAAGTTTCAAGAAGAAATAGACTCCTATCCTGTTAAATTTGCAAAAGAATTAGATAAAAATATACAGAAAATAAGTAAAGAAAGAAGAAAAGAACTAAGTAGTGTAAAAAAAGCAGAACTATATTCTACCTATCAGGCACTTCTTATGGATAGACTTTGCTCTGAGGAAATGAACAGTAGTTACTATGATATGTGCACCTATTATGCAACATATTTGGGGGCTGATTTCAAGAAACCCGCATTTAGTTCATTTGATACTTTTGATAATGCCGCTACTGTAATAAAGACTATTTTGGTAGAGAACTATAAAAGTTTAGAGCTTGGTATAGAAGAGCTAAAAAAATTGCCAGAAGCAACGCAATAGCGTCGTATTGGACTATACATAGCAATACGAAGATTCCGTTGCATAAAAAATTACCGCCTATAGATGAACTTCCTTGGACTATAAGCTATGTACTTAGAAAGCGAGCGCAGGTAGAATCCTTCAAGGAATTACCCAAAGATAAGAGACCTCCCGATGATTATATTTGGTACCTACCTCCTGAAAAATTGGATGAATGGTTTGATAGAGTTTTATATAAAGATTCACCAAAAGATGAGGTTATATTTGAAATTGATGAGAGTGAGATTGGATAATGGCATCACAAAGAGTTGAACAAAATCTTAGAAATATAATTACAAACTTATCACATTTAAGTGAACAAAGTTCAACAGCCGCTACTACTCTTAGTGAGCTTATTAATGTTTTAAATCAATTAGAGGGGACTAGAATTACCGGCTCCTTTGATGCTTTGGCTACTTCTATTAATAAAGTTTCTGTAGGTCTTAGAGAGTTAGGAGTTAATGCACCCGCAGTAGCTAAATTAAGAAATGAACTACTGCAAGTAGCCGCTACAGAAGCAAGACTTCCAGAGGTTATGAATATTAGAAGGCAGGCAATAGCAGGTTCTCCTTCTGGATACTTCCAATCGGAAAAAGCTAGAAATGCTGACCTTATAGAAGGCCTACTAAGAGCACAAACAGCCGAAAAAGGAGTAGCCGCCGCTATATCTGATGAAGTTGAGCAACGAAGATTATCCCTTTCTCAGGCAGAAAAACAATTACTTGTAGATAGAGCTAGAGCAGACGCCATTAGAGGCATGATAAATGCTTTAGGGGATCGTAGGGGAATATTAAGAGCGGCTGGTACAGGATTGCCCGAAGGACAAGTATCTAACAGATTTCCTGAAAAAGGCCTTTTACCTGTTTCTCAAATTTCTAACATTGAAGGACTAATTCCTGGCGGGTCTGCTGGATTATTAAATTTTCAGCAGGCTTTAGATAAGTTGAAGCTTACAGCGGGACAAATACACAAGCCTATAATTGATGCGGCTACTGGTATGCAATTTATGACAGTAGAAGCTACAAATAGTGCCGGTGCTATGGTAAAGGCCCAAGTTGTAATGGATAGGTATGGAAACGTTTTATCTAATACATCTAGAAAGTTTCAATCATTTACTGGCGGTATTATACGAGATACCCTAGAAGTTATAAAATGGACAGTTGCTATTGGTCTTGTATATACGCCTATTAGAGTTTTAAATCAGTTAATTAGTGAATCTATAGAACTACAAACTTCATTAGCCGAAGCACAGATTGTACTTTCTGAAACAACACAAGGTATTACTGGTGTATTTGAAGCCGCCGCTCGTATAGCTAAAGAAACAGGAACTAGTTTAACTGGAGTCCTGGCTGGATATAATGAAGCCGCGGCGGCAACAGCATCAATAGGTGACGAGGCTGAAAGAACTGTAGCAACCCAAGTACTATTGAAAGATTCTATGATTCTTTCTCAGCTAGCGGGTATAGAACAAGCAGAAGCTCTAGATACATTAGTAGGAGCATTAAGACAGGCTAAACTAGAATTAACAGACGGGTCTCAAATCATGGATTCTTGGATTGCAGTGTCTAAGAACGCTAACGTATCTATTAATACTCTGGCATCAACTTATGCTATTGTAGGAACAGCCGCTGAGGATGCCGGCATTTCTTTTGATGCATTAAATGGAATGGCGGCGGCTTTAGCAGAAGCCACAAAACTTTCAGCAGATGAAACTGGTAATGCTCTTAGAGGTTTTATTTCTGGAGTACAAAGCCCACAGGCAGAAACCGCTTTGGCTAGTTTTGGTATAGCTGTTCGTGATGTTAATGGTCAAATGAGAAGTTTTACGGAAATTATGGCTGAAATAATAAGTCTTCGTGATAAAGGATTCTTATCACCAGAAGATGTTCAAGAAATTACAAATATTGTGGGTGGAGGTTTCCGTAGAGGAGCGCAATTAGCTACATTATTGGGCGTTGACCAGAGAACATTAGAGCTAACGGAAGTATCTCTAACTGCTTCTGGTGACGCGGCTGAGGCTATGGGAATCAAGTTAGACACTGTAGCTGTAGCAATTCAGCAACTACAAAACGCTCTTACAGGACTGGCTCAAACTCTTGGACAGGAGGGAGGAATTTTATCTACTATTACTCTAATAGTTCAAGGTTTAACACTTTTTGTAGATGCACTAAATAGCGTAGTCAGAGGTATAGGCGATGCTACTCCAGTAATAGCCGGATTATTGCTTACTGTTGGATTACTTGATTTTACTAAAGCAGGTCAAGCTCTAAATAGACCATTACCTCTTGGAGTTGCAAATTTATTAGGGGGGGCCGGCGCTCAAAGACTGGCGCTTGCTGGCAAACTACCAACAGGGAGGGGATACCTTCCTGGACAGGGATTAGACCCTACAATTGGACAAGGATTATCATTTTTAGACCAAGGATTTAGAGGAACAGGGTTAAGTAAGCTTTTAGGAGGAACTGGGCTACTAGGGGCCGCTATTCCCGCTATTGCCGCTGGAGGTAGTATTGTTAGCGGATTGGCCGCTGGAGGGGGAAGAGAGCAAGAAAGAGACTTTGCTAGGGCAGGTGGACAAATAGCCGGTGCTATTGCTGGTGGTCTTATTTCACAAGGTAATCCTATTGGAATAGCTATAGGAACTGTTATTGGTGGAGCATTTGTAGATACTGCTACTAAAGATTTGACAAGTATTTCTCAGGAAATAGAAAGATTAAGAACAATTCAGCCTGCTCCTGAAACAGCGCAAGAGAGGGTTCAAACAAGATTAGAAGAATTAGAGGGTATAATTGAACCGGGATTTGCCAATGAATTTAATTTAAGATTATTGTCAGGTATTGGTAATATTTTTGGAGCAAAAGAAATAACTCCAGAAACTTTGAGATTAGGCCAGTTACAGGCGGCTTCGGGACAGGATATTGGCGGAGGAGGGGGTATAGGAGGATTTTTAGCTAATCGTTTATTAGGGCGGGACCAAATAACAGAAGAACAGCTTGCCGCTTATAGAGAGATTTTACAAATTAGAGAAGATTTAGGAAAATTAGATGAAGGGGCTTTTACTCCTATATCCGCCGGTAGAGCTGATGAAATAGAACGAGCATCTAAAATAGCGGGCAGTCAATTCTATGAACAGCAGTTACAGAGATTCCAAAGAGGAGAATCTGGAATAGGTGTTAGACAGTTACAAGAGGCGGAACAATTAATTGGTAGATTAGACAATCAAGCCAGAACATTTGTATCCGCTTTTGATACTGCTGGTATAAATGAGGATTTGAATAGTCTTTTAGACGTTTTACTAAATATTTCAGATGAAGAAAGAACTAGATTAAATACTCTAGCAAATGATGTACTACTAACAAAGAAAGCCTTGGATGAAGGAACAGGGTCAGCGGAAGCTTTTAATCTTGCTGTATCAAATTTTGGTCAGTTATATGGAGCCACATCTCTTCAAGTTGAAACTAGACTTACACAAGTTCCAGGAGTTATAGAATTGGGGGATGTTAGTCAGCGTCAAGCACAAACAACTATTCAAATTGCTGAACAACTTCAAGAAGAATGGTTTGATGCTATAGAATTAGCAACCGGACAAAAATTGCCGGAACATATTAGAGAAGAACTGCGTGACCGAGGCGAGGACGCCATGCTTGCTATAGGGGAAGGCGTTGAAAGAAGCTTCTTAGATTTTACTACTAAAGTCCCTCAAAAATTTATTCAAGAAGCACTTCAAGAACAAGGACTGGGTACTGGATTTAGGTCAATAGGTTTCCAAGACTTTAGAGGTAAAGGTCTATCAACCGCAGATGTGCCAAGATTAGAAGCAATGGAACAAGCTATAGCTAATAGCTTAATAGCCGCTACTGGAGGCGCTTTCCAACCAAGTAGACAAGATACTGCTATTATATTTGAAGATGGTATTGATACTTTACATGTTGACCTTTCTCTATTGAACTTGGCTATGCAAGATTTGATTGAAATAAACCAAGAACAATTAGAGGGTATTTTCAATATTCCAGAAGGAATGACGGCGTTTATTCCTGCTACTCCTGGAATCTACTTCTCAGACACCCCGTTTCCAAGGGGAGGGGGTGGTGGAGGATTGACAAACCTTCCATTACCCGGAAGGGGGGCAGTAGATGATAGAACTATACAAAAATCAATAGATAGAGAATTAAGTACTACATCAAAAAATCTAATAGCTCAAACTATATTAGGCTTTCAATTAGCTAATGATAGAAGTGCTACTGGTGAAGTATATAACCCATTAATTTTACAAAAAATTGGTGACGTTTTTGGAAAATCTTTGGATAGTTCATTAAAGACATCTGGTACACCAATAAATCAACCGGAGAGATGGTTGGCTAGTGATATAGGCCCCGATGTTCAAAGATTTTTTGAAGGTGTTATAGCGAATATGCCAAGCTCAATTCCGGTTACAATTAATACAGCTCTTGAAGCTACAATTCCTATTATTATTGATGGTTCTCAAATTATGCAAACTCTTCAAAAGAGGCTATTTAATGATTTCAAGACAGCTAAGAAAAGAACCGGAACTGTTGGCTATATAGTGGAGTAAAAATGTCAAGTATTTGGAAAATAAATGGAGCAGATATATATGTTGACGGTGATGAAGAGATTAATGAGCCAGTAATTGCAGAGCTTCAACCTATCGCCGGGTCCGAATCCGTATTTCACTATATTATGACTCCTAATAGAACTCATAATTTAGCAGGAACGGTAATAGGTTCGGGATATTTAGAAACCATTATGAATGGTTCTGGTAGTAATGTATCCCTAGTTACTGATTTAATTCCTGGAGGCGTTACCGTTTTACTTATGAATGTACAATCATCAAGACAAAATGTATATGCTCAAAGAGTAGACCCATTACAGGATGAAACAGCTCCCGTATATAAAGTAACTTGTACCGTAAGGACATAATATGCCCCCAGTAATTAGAATAGTAGCTCATAATATAACTGCTATTGATAATGTTACTAGTATTAGACTTATAGAATCCTTTAATTCCCCAGTGGCACAGGCCATCATAGAGGGAGATGGTACATCTCTTTCTTTGGGAGATTCGTTTTCTTTTAGAATAGGATACTTAGGCAATACAGATAAAGTATTTGAAGGTTTTGTTAGAGATATTACACAAAATACATTAGAAAGAACTGTTACTATAACTTTTGAAGATGTATTAGCTAAAGCATTGGATTACTTTATAGCATCTGATGATCCAGAAAACCCCTTGAGTTTTGAAAATGTATCTACAGAGACTTTAGTTGCGGGTATTTTAGCCGAAGCAGATATTAGTGGAATTAATGCTAATTTACCTTTAAGTGTTACTTGGGGTACTAATGGCCCTATTGAAATAAACTTGATTATGGCGTGGGCGGCGGCTAAAAGTATTGTTGATATGATGGCTTGGCATATTTACGCCGATAGGAATGGTGATATTCAATTATTGGATAGAAAACCATATGTAATGGCTGGAGATTCTTCATCTTATTCCTGGACAGTAGGCACTGATAATGTAACGGCTATAGATTATACCAAGTCCACGGAAAATCTTAGAAATAGAGTAGTTGTATATGGAAAAGATAATATTAGTGCAGATGCTTCTGCTGTAAGCCCATATCTTCCAGCAGGTTTTTATAAAACTGCTGTTATAGCTACTCCCTATCTTGATACAGTTGGAAAATGTCAATTAGCGGCTGATTTTAACTTAGCTCTATTTAATAGATTAACTGAAAGACTTACATTAAGTATAGAAGGCGACCATCAAATTGTAGCTAGAGATGTTGCAACTGTTACAGATGCTTATACAGGAGTTTCAGGAGATTGGTTTATATACAGAGTAGAATCTGTTATAGATAGAAGCGGATTTGTTCAAAACGTAACTTTAACGAGGTAAGGATGGCAGAGCTTTATACACCCGACTATGTTCAAATAGAAATAGAGGGTACTGATAGAACTGAATATGTAATTTCTTATGAACGCAAATCTAGCATTTGTGAAATGGGGGATTCATTTACATTAGAGTTAAGCCCTGAACATCCGACGGTATTAAATCCTTATGATTCAATAGTAATACGGGAGCGTTACGGGGGCTCTGCTACTAGAGTACTAAGGGGATATTTAGTAGATATTACTAAAAGTTACGACCCAGGTTCATATATTATTCAGGGTGCTGATAAGTCTATTAGGCTATTTGATTACTTTATACCTGAACAATTAGAATCTAATGGGGAATCTGTAAACTACTGGATTAGTTATTTAGCAGGGTTGGCAGGCCTTAGTGTATCGTTTCAGGCTAGTTCAAATGTAACGGTTGACCCAGGAACTCCACTAGGATTTCAAACTGTGGGTGATGCTATAGCTAGATTAGAGAGATTAGCCGCATATTATGTAAAATATGATTCAGTATTAGATAAACTAAAGACATTTAGATTGAATACTTCTGAGCCTCAGATAACTGTTGATACGGCAGTAGCGGCTGAAAGAACCCTAAGCACAGATAAAACCAGAAATGTAGTAAAAGTATATGGTGGGTTTAGATTTAATATAGAAACAGGGCTATCAGAACAAGTATTTGCTACAGCACGGACAGAGATATCTGAGCTTATTGCAGATAAGACGGTAGTTGTAACCAATCCCGCCATAACAAGACAATTATACAGTTATATAGTAGCATCTAGAATTTTAAGTGTAGTTAATAGTATAGACGACATTCAATTATTTACTTTGGATGGATTTTATCCTACATTGCAGGTGGGAGAAATAGCTAATATAGATTGGCATGAGGATTGGAATTACGATGGTTCTAGAGTAATTACTAGTATATATGCTAGGGTAGGGCCTGATGGAGCTACAACAAGATTAACATTTGGAGAGAAATGTCCAAGACTTTCAATTGCTCTACCTCCAAGCCCTGTATATGTGTCAACAATTAGTGGGGGAGTAGGTGTTTCTTGGGATGGTGGGGAATCATTTGTTCCCACTAACGCTGGATTAACGACAGCAGGGGAACTAAATGTAAGTAATATATCTGTAAATAGTTATGGACAAAGCATGATTATTACAGAGGCCGGTATATATAGACGGCCATATTTTACTGGATTTTGGGTAGCTGTTCCAGACCTTCCTACTCCTGTAAACGATGTGGGCGACGATGAAGTCCCTCAATACACGGATTTAAAGCTAAAGAAGGTAGTAGATGAGCCTACTAGATACGGAACATTCCATGTACTAGTATCAGGCCCATCAATTATGCCAACAGGATTTTTTAGAGCGTGGATTTATACAACTAAAAACTTTGGAACTACTTGGGGCAGTATTCAGTTACATACTCCACCGTCAGGGATTGTACCATCTGGTTCAGACTATGATGTTGTAGCACATGATATTATAGGGGCTATAGATAATTCATCATATGTTCTAATATCAGGAAGGCCTACTATTATTACTGAAACTCCCGTTGAAAGTATTTATTGGGCAAAAACAGTGGGTAATGCAAGGCTTTTGGCGGGAGTTTGGGACGGAGAGGGTCCGATTACATCATTGCCTCTAAATGTAGGATTAACAAATGCTAATGGTATTTATAGAATAGGTATATGGTCATTACCTAGTAATAGAACTATAGCGTATGCTGCCGTAATACACGCAGATGCTACCCATACACACGTTAACGGCGCTAGATGTGAAGTATTTAGAACTAATGATAGTGGGGTAACTTGGGATAAAATACACGATGAGCAGTTTTTTACAGCATCTGCTAATGACAGATACAGAAATTATAGAATACATTTTGACCCAGACTCTGATACAGACGCCGCTAGAATTTGTTTTTCTGGTTGGGAAGATGTGTTTTCTGCATCGGCAAACACATTTATTATACATGCTAGAGTAGTTACTGATAATCCTATATCTGAAATTAGCGCATATGTTGATTACGATGAAACTATAGATTCTTTAGGTACTTCTTACAACATGAACGGGGCAAGTAGAGTTTCTCAATTAGCAGTTGATAGTTCAGGAAAGTGTTTTACTTTACAACATTTTTGGAGAGTTACTGCAGGCCCAAGTGAAACTCATACCCATGTTCCTGTCATTTCTATTGATTTTTCTACAGGAGATATTACACATGAATTCAGTATAAACAGAACTGTTAGTGGAAGTGGAACATTTAAAGGAGGTGCTAATTTAGCAAATGTTAGGACTGGTAATATTTACTCTTATCATGGCTACTTTGTAACAACTGCTCCTTCTACAATTCAAAGATTTTACGAAAATAGTTCTGTTATAAAAGAAGATATTATGGATACATCAGCTTTAGGAATTCCTGGATTTGGAAATGTCGAGCCTGTTGGTATGGAAGAAGATGTATCAAATAATCCTCTGGTAAGATATACTAATGGAGCTACAACATATTTACCTAATACTGATTTTGATGACGATTATATGATAGTAGCTCTTTATCCAGAACCCGAACAATTAAATTATCAATATTTTTATGGAAATTTAGATAAAAGTAGTTCAAATAATAGACGATTTTGTAGAACATTAGATTTTATTGATTTTGAGGAATTTTTTACAGACAGGTTTGAAATAGACCCATCCACAGGACAGAGCGGTAATGATTTAGATGCGTTTGATTATAGGACATTTGAGTAATGGCTACAGTGGTGTGGAAAACAACAGATTCTTGGGAGAATAAACAAGTTATATGGTCTGGTGCTGTAGGCAATATGCATCAAATTGCTCGACTATTTGCTGATACTAATTTTGTATATGTAGGAACGTGGAGAATATCTAGAACTACTGTTTCAGGTGGAAATGTTGATGATATAAGTCCTGATATTACTACATCATCAGTAAATAGTAATACAATGATTAGTAACTTTCTAACTGATTATGGGCTATCTTTAGCTACAGCCGGTATAGTAAATTTTTATACACAAGATAGAATGGATATTTATACTAGCTATTATCCAGAAACACAAAATTCATGGGCATTAGCTAGTGGTGTACCTAACGAGTTAGGAATAGATGTAGTATTTCCAGAAATCCCCGAAAGTCCTAGATTTTTAATTGGACTATCTGGCATATCAAATCAAAAAGTACTTATAGCTACAACTGGTAGTGGTATAGATGCTCTTTTGGTAGCCATCTATCCTACAAATTGGACAGCAATGATTAGTGGAGCCATAGTTACAGATTTAGAAGAAGTGAGAATTATATAAATGCCCCCTACAATTGTAAGAAATTATCAAGAAGAACTGCTCGAAACCATGCGAGATGTATCTCGCTTTAATAAATGGTGGAGTTCACCTATAAATCTAGGGGGAATTCCAGGAACTAGCGGAGGTAGTGGAACTCCCATTGGCGGTACTTTTGGTTATCTTCCTCAGCAGAGAGTAGCATATGATACTACAGAGGCGGCTTATTTAGGAATTCAAACAAATGTTCCTAGTGGAACTCTTTATGATAATCTATCTCATATTAGATATAGATTAAATTTACTAGAACTTGCTAGCGGAATTATTCCTGTAGGAATAGCTGATGAAGGGACGAGCTTAGGAAATGCTACAGTTCTTAATTTTGTAGGGGATGGAGTTGTAGCAACACTAAATGAAGGTACTGCTACTATTACTGTTTCGGCAAGTAGTGGGGGAGGCGGGGGGGTAACAGACCACGGGGCTCTTACTGGACTGTTAGACGACGACCATACTCAGTATTTATTAGTAACTGGTAGTAGAAATGTTACCGGATTACTGACATTTGATAGTGGAGCTGTTTTTGATGATGCAGTAACTTTTAATGGCACTTATACTGGACTAGATTTTATAGGATTAGATGATACCCCATCAACATATACAGGTCAAGCGGGGCGAGCTGTAGTAGTAAATGGTACAGAGAATGGGCTAGAATTTACTACTATTTCAGGAATAGGTGGAGGCAGTGCATCATTAAAGTTTTATACAACTATTTCTGGTGGAGGTTGGTTAGAATCTTCTGAGGTAAGTAATAATTTTTCTGTCTTTGATACAGGGGGTACTGGGGCTCCAACATGGAATGATACTGCAAACAGTATAAATGATAATCTAACGGATTTTGCTTATGCTGATGCTTTACAGGATGAGCCTTATATTGTATTTGATATGGGAAGTACTAAAACCATAGATGCTGTTAGAATTTATAATGATTCTGCTTCTAGCGATGTACCAGATGATTGGTTTAATATATGGTTATCATCTACTGGTGCTTTTGGTGGCGAGGAGGAATTTGTTGCAGAATGGGAAACATCGCCTCCCGCATATACTGGAGGTTGGATAGAATATATATTTAATGAATCAGATAATTTTATCTCATCTAGTGCAGGAAGATATGTAAAAATGCAATGTCATAAAGCTAGTGCAAACTGGTGGAGAATTCATGAATTTAGTGTAAGAACTACTGAATCTTCTTTAATAATATCAAATTTTCCTGTAGGATGTAAAGGAGAAATTTATAATAATATACCGAGTTTATTAGAGACAAAAAGAAGAACAAATTTATCTGTAGATTATATAACATTTACATCTAGCGGTATAGATAGAATTAAATTATATGAGCCTGACGGTACTACTTTATTTTTAGATACAGGGCAGGGATGGGTACCAGATATAGGGAGTGTTTATGTAGTATGGCCTTACGGGTAATATTTAGCTTAAACATATAAATTAATGGTATAATAGTATAGTAAACTTCCCAAAACGGGAAGTAATATAAATAGGAGATACAAAATGATTAGAAAAAACAATCTGGGAATCAAGGGTTTAGTTAATGCAACTGTTTATGGTCCTGATGGTCAAGTAAAGAATAGAAAAAGAACTTGGTTAGATAGACTATTTAATATACCAGCTAAACCAATGGTTTCTATAAACCATAATATTGTTACAAATGAGGGCGATGCCCTAATTGCTGACCTTCTACAAGAAACACCAGAAAGAACCAAAGTTGATAATGCCAACGGTGTTATTGGAGTTGGAACAGGATTTACAGCAGAAGCCAAAACAACCGACGCGCTTGTAACTCAAACTGGCGCAGATGAGGCTATGGATGCCGGCTATCCTCAAACTAAGGGTGATTGGGCCGCGACTGATGATAATGTTATTGTTTACAAATCTACATTTGAAGCCGGTGATTTAAACTCAACAGGTATTGATGAAGCACTTCTAGGAAATGGAACTGATACTCTAGCCTATGCTGAAATCAGCCCCGCTGTAGATGTACTAACTGCTGACACCTTAGTTATTACTTGGGAACTTACACTATTAGGTTCGTAATAGATTATATTAGGAGAATAAAATGAAACAATTTATAGTTAGTTCTGTATTGGCTATACTATTATTGAGCGCCTGTGCGCCTGTGCCGACACCACCGCCAACTGCAACCGTAGCGCCACCAACGGCTACGGACTTACCTATCACTCCTTTTCCAACTGATACGCCGGGTGTCACACCAACAGACGAGCCGGGCGATCCAATCGAGCCATTCCCCGATGCCCCGCTGTGTGCTAACGCTATTGCAGACCACGACTACAACGTGTTCCACACAGTCTGGGACAGTGCACAAGGCTGCCGCTATGACCATGAACATGGTACATATCCGTTTACAGACGAGGTAGCCGAAGCCTTCCCAGGTTTCGACCTGAGGGCACTAATTGGTGGCGTGAGTGTAGGTCATACAAACCCATCAAGCCCGCTAGAGAACACCCACAAGCACGGCGGACTTAAGTGGGATGTCAACCTAACCAGCGCGACCGGCTGTACCGGACGGGAGGGAGTCCCAACCGGCGTGGACGCCGCTGTTATCCAGTATCATGGCTTCGGGGACTACAGCATCGAGTTCGAGGCTAGACTGCACAGTGCGGTAGGACTGCTACGTCAATGCAGAACAGACGACCCCACTGACTATGGCTACATCTTCGCCAACCAGCTTCAGGACTACGGCCAGCGCACCAGTCCCTACCAGGGAACCGTCCTTCAATATCCGGACACCCCGCTACCGGCATATGCCTCACCGCGTGAGCCGTACTTCACCGTGGACTGCTTCGGCCCAGAGCCGAAGTGCGACCGTTATCCGACCTACGCATCCTTTGTCGCCGGTCAGCGAAGAGCCAACACGACATGGATCAGCGAGCCGGTGAACATCGACAGCGGTAGCGAGCTGTTCGCCCTGCTATTCAGAGCGCGTGACATCTATCAGGTGCTTGACTCCGGCGACCTGACCTACCCATTCACCTTCCGCTGGCTGTGCTCGGAAGATGGGGGTCTGACGTTCTCGCCGGTTCCGGGGTGCAAATACAACAACTCGACAACCACGGTCCATGAAATTGTGGGTGAAATACCGGTGGCATGGGATAACTTGGAAGGATTCGATATGGACCCACGAGTAGGACGCATCACGGCGGAGGGCTTCGTTACGCGCTTCGGTGACTTGAACCAATCTTGTACGGCACCGGGGCCGGACTGCCACCCAATCAAGCTAGTGTCGGCATTCACTGGTCGCTATGGAAAAGCCTTTGGTACAAGCATCCTGGGCAACGCCTTCGACCCGCCGAACACGCCGGAACGGGATATCTATTTCTGTGGCGGACAGGTATGTAATGAGCTTGACGCCGGTGCCGTGCCATCCGGATGGATTGGCCCAAGCAACTAGGAGGATATGCCGAAATGAATTACTTGAAATACATTCTGTTGGTACTTCTTTTGGGGCTGTTGGTTGCCTGTAGTGGGGCCATGCCTCAACGGACTGAAACGCCCACAGCAACACCCCGCGTGCGTCCAACGGCTAGTAATACGCCGCTAGTTCCAACGCCAGGGGGTACAGACCCAACGCCGACCGTTCCGCCACCATCCGGTGAAAACCTGCTCATCAATGGAGACTTCGAGGAGGGTTTCGATGGCTGGCAGTTCGTGAATGGGCACTGGACGGTCCATCGGCCACTGGTCTGTGAACCAACCGGCACAAGTTATGCCCAGATGGACCGTGATATAGCCGGTCTTGATGATTGGCCCATCGGTGGCGAGGACTGGCTATGGCAAGACGTGGCCGTATCTGGAAGCCACAGTACGATTGTTCTTCGCATGATAGAGGCTCACCATATGCATGAAGGCGTGGCTGAGGTTACGGTCTATGGACAGGTCGATTGGGATGAGCCATGGATAATGGTGTTCCACCGCCCCGGAGTAGAGAGCCCGTTCGGTACGGGCAAGTGTAGTTTCGTCGGCCCTCCGGCCGTTTTTCAGTACGTCATTCCGGTTGAAGAGGCATACACGGCTTACCGACTTGAGATTCATGGTCATATGGTAGACCCGGATGACGCCTTCCTGTTTGGTGGCTTTCAGTTGAGCGTGGAGTAAGATTTTCCAGTGCCATCCATAACCTTGCTCACCCTTGTCACTGATTCTGCAAATACTAACAACATAAGTTCTGGTACAATCAGTCCAGCGGCTGATGCTCTTCTTGTCGTGATAACGGCAGCAGCTAATGCCAACTTGGTTGATTTGTCGTCCATTGTGGACTCCTTTACTGGTTCCGGCTCTTGGACAACCGATTCTCGCGTTGGGTCTCAGGGCGGCAAAGGTGCTGTATTAGCCGCTGGCAGGGCGGTCCTCGGAGCAACCCCCGGCTCCGGGGCCGTCACTGCAACATTTGCCGTGAACAGTCGTCTCAAGTGGATCGCAGTATACGAAGTCACAAACTACGATGGAGGTACTCCCGTAGACTTTGACTTCTTCTTTGATTCCACGGGCGGATTTGTTTCAACGCTTACGCTAACCCACGCAACCCCTGCTACCGATACAACTGTGCTGGCCGGTGTCTTGGACGGAGCCAGCAATACGGGTATCACGCCTGACGCCAATTTCACCGAGGACGATGAAGTTCAGCTTGTGGCTGGCGGTAATGAGTGGGCACTTCAAGTTCAACATGACCTCGCCAGTGCTGACAGTACAACAGGCTGGAGCAACCTTTCATCGGCCAGTACCGACGATGTTATAGGTGTTGCAATCGGAATCGCGGCGGTAGCTGGCGGCGGCGATAACTTTTTTGCTACTATAACTGATTCTTTGGATATAACCGATATACTTTCTACCTCTGTAGGAAGAAATATTTTAATATCAGAATCTATAGGAATTACTGATATTATAAATATTATACTAGGAAAATCAATACTAATAGTAAATACGGTGGGAATTACAGATATTTTATCTAGAAATGTCTCGTATAATAGAATAGTCGAAGATTCTTTAACAATAACTGATATTTTAACATCTGCTAAACAGCTTCTTATAAACATATCTGATAATATAGGAATTACTGATACCTTAGACTTTTTCAAGTCTGTAGTTGTGAATATAGTCAATGCTATAGGTATAACTGACAGTCTAGCTGAATCTAGAACACTTGCCAAAACAATTCAAAATGTTTTAGGGATAACAGATAATTTGACTACTGCTAGGGGGATATTTAGAACTTTACAAAATGGGGTAGGTATAACAGATATTATAATTGCAAGCAAAGTAGTTTTTATTGCTATTGCGGATGCAGTAGGTATTACAGACAGTCTGAGCTATATAAAAGCAGTGGCTATATTAATTTCTAATGGTGTAGATATAACAGACGTTTTTTCAAGAGCAGTAGAATATAGAAGGTCTATTCAAGATACAGTAACTCTTTCTGATGCTATTTTCAGAGCTATAAACTATGTAGTAGCATTAGTAGATAATATATCTGTTTCTGATACTGTATTGTCAATTAGACAGTTAATTATATTAATTGCTGATGCGGTGGGAATTACAGATGTTCTAGACTATTTAAAGACAGCATTATCTGTATTAATTTCTGATAGTGTTGCAATTACAGATACCTTATCTAGAGCTATTGATTATAGAAGAATAATTCAGAATACAGTAATTATATCAGATGTTATTTCAAGAACAGTACAGCATATTATAACTCTAGTGGATAGTATATCTATATCTGATATCGTATCAATAACTAGACATCTTTTTTTGACAATTACTGACGCAGTTGGAATAACAGATACAGCAAATGGCATTGTACCTGCTATAATTGCTATTCTACTTTCAGATGATGTTACTATATCAGATGTTATAAGCGGAATAAAGACAATTTCTATAGCAAAAGTTAATGAAATAAGAGCAACATTACGTTATAATGCTGGTATACAATATACAGCTAGAATTACACCAGTTTTACAAACTGTACAAAGAATAACATCAGAAATAAGAAAAACATTGAGGATGTAAAATGACAATAGAGGTAGTATATAAAACAAGCTATGGTTATCTAGTAAAAGTAATTATGGAAGATTATAATTATGATACTAGTGCGTGGGAAGTAGCCGATATATCGGGATTTTCTACTTTGTTATATAAATTTGAACGCCCTAATGGAACTGTAGTAAATATTACTCCAGAGTTTGAAACAGATGGTATAGACGGTTCTTTGGTTTATACTATAACAGAAGATGATAACGTGTTTACCCTGAAAGGTCAGTACCAGTTACAGGTAAAACTAACATCCGTAGGACAGGACTTCTATAGTACAAAATATAGATTTAAAGTAGATTCTCCTCTAGGCAGTACAAGTTAAGGAGTGTGTATAGTGAATTGGATAAATGGAAACGATATAAGTGCTCATCAGGGGGACGTTAATTTCAAAACCATGAGAAGTGCTGGTTCAGAGTTTGTCTATTGTAGAAAAAGTATTGGATACTATAGTGACCTAAGATTTTGGGACAATTTTGACGGCGCTAAGACAGAAGGACTCCCTTTTGGAATTTATCATTATTTTTATGCTGGATACAATGTAGAAAAACAGTTTTCTAAGATGATTGAAGGAATTCAACCACCAGACTTGACCTTTCCACCAGTATTAGACGTAGAGCATAAACATAGTGTTACTAAGAGTCAAGCCCTAGGAGAAGTTCTAAAATTTCTATATCTATTGAAGTCTTGGTGGACAGGCGTACGTATGCCGGCCATCTATACAGCCAAGTTTGTATGGCAGGACTTCTATAGTATAAAACCTGGTTGGATACATGACTGGGATTTATTTGTAGCTAATTACACCAATGAACTTATGCCTGTATATGTACCTATTGGTTGGGAAAAGACCTCTGGAGGTATTGCTATACCTGCTGAGGACCAATTCATAAATTGGCAATGGGAAGCTGATGGAAATAGAAAAGGCCATGCTCATGGAGTAAGTAGCTATGATATTGACATGGATAGAATGCAGGAATGGTACTTTAATTTATTTGTAACTCCGTCTCCTCCACAACCTCCATCTGATATTGACGTTGTATCTGAGTTAGAACAAATTCGTAGCGCAGTAGACAGCATTGAGGCAAAAGTATAATGACTAAAGGTAATGACCAATTTACTCATAAAGACGGGGTTTCTCTAAAGGAGCATTTTAACCAAAGATTTTTAGATATTCAACGGGCTGTTGACAAAGCTGAGCAAACTATTAATACCCGACTAGAGGGGATGAATGAGTTTCGTGAAACTATAAAAGACCAGCAGGCAACTATGGGAACCAAGGCGGATATAGAACAATTAGGAAATAGAATAAATAAGTTAGAGGCCCTTTCGGATATAGCATCGGGCAAAGCCGACCAAGAATCTGTTAACCGTGCTAATTTGATGTCGATAATTGCTCTTGGTATTGGTATTATTACATTTATTCTGCGGATATTCGGTATCTAATTATTATAGGAGAGGAAGAAATGAATAAGCATAATCATGTTGTTTGTAAACATTCAGTAGATTACTGTGCTGTATGTGATGTGTGTTATTGTAGGGTATGCGGTAAAGAGTGGCGTCAGTCCTATAATAATTGGGTGTATTATCCATATACTCCACAGTGGTCTGGTACTGATAGTGTAATTGTAAGAGGTAATTATCATGTACACCTTACTGACCGCCCATCTACCGCTGATGGCGCTTAAAACTAAAGTCCCCTCATTCTACCCTCAATACGCTGTACAATAGGCTGTGCTATGAAACTAACTCCTGTATACATCAATGAAAAATGGGGCTGGGTGCTACAGTATGTTAATAGAAAAGATGTTCTATATGACGGCGAATATATGCTTTCTTTTGATACTAAAGAGGATGCAGAGGAATATGCGACGGATAATCAGTACCATTTAGCTTCTGTGGGCCGCCCCAGTGACCCAGGTGCAGTTTAAACCCTTTAAAGGTAGTAGTAGATGTATAGCAATATATTATGCCAAGAATATTGAGCACATTATATAGGATTAATATCAACTTTGATTAGCCTTTCCTTTAGTTTTATATTCTACTATCATGTAATACTTATACTACTGTTCCGATAAGCTTAGTATTTTATATACAATATTACAACAGCCTCCTTTATTTAGGGGGCTTTTTCATTTATTGGCACAATCCGATACCGATAATAAAAGGTCCTTCATTGTCATTGGGGTACACAGCCGCCATCTGGCCCAGAACCAGTGACATTTTTTTCAGTAATTGGGCGGGGTTCCATTCCTTTAACATTGGGTCAAGTCTAACCTTAAAGCAATCAATGCCGGAGGTCTGGTATCGAGTTTGAATATTTTAAGATTACCGTGACCCTATTCATATAGAATGTGTGATAGACTAGTGGTAGCACGTTAACATGATAGACTCCAATATGCCCTCCGCGAGATTCTGCAAAGGACTCGAATAGGCGGCGAGAGTTTATCCCTCAGACAATCGAACTGTGTACGCGTGGACGCGTGCACGCGAAGAGGTTGACTCCTAAGAGTCTACAATCCACAACCTTAAGGAGTTACCAATGTTAAAGAGTGTGGAGCTTGACGAACTTAAGGCACGTCGCGGCCGCTTGTTGAATCTTATCGAGAGTCATCAATCGTCTGCGAATCGTTACGCGATGCACTACGCGACTCGAGGCCTAGCACAATTCGAATCGAACGAAGCTAGACGGTATCGAGCTATGCTAGACAAAGTCCAGTATCAAATTCTTGTTTTGCTAGTGAAGAGTTAGTCTACAATCTCGCGAGATTGTAGACTCCTAGGAGTCAACCTCACAACGTCAACATTAAGGAATCTGTTACGATGGCAAAGAAACAAGTAAAGGTTAACGCCAGCGTTAAGGCCAATGTCGCACTTGTTGCGGTATGCTTTAACATTCTGGCAAGTTTCGAGTCTGTCATTCGCGACTTCAGTCGGAGGCGTGAGCCGAACGACAACAGCAAGGCTCCAATGACCAATGCGACAACTCAGACCTTCGGTAATCGGACGGTCAGCGGTAGGGTTGTCTGGAGTGTTGGCAAGGAAAGTCGCGAGGTTGTGCTGGAGGCTTGGCAACCCGCACGCGACGCGAACGGCCGCGAGTTAAGGCGCAATGCTCCAGCAATTCGTCACGCATACGCGACGCGTCAAGTTTCCGAATCAAACGCGGTCGCTGAGGCGTTTCAAGTGCTGAGCTACTTCGCTCTCAGCATTGCAAGCGGCCAACTGCCAAGCCCGACTCGTCGCTCAGCAGAGTCAACCCTCAAAGGTTTGCTGCTGAATAACGCCATACAAGAGTCAGGATACACAATCCAGAGTCTGACTCTAACTGGCGCCAACGGCGAGTCTGTCGAATATCCCGCGGCCGCTTTCTTGGGAATTCTCGCGGCCTTTGTCTCAAACGCGGAGGCCATTTTGCAATGGCCGACTGCTGGCGGACGCGGACAAGCGCGACTCGCTGAGGTTGATTTCCTGTAGAACTTCCGTTCTAAATTGACTCGGCAACGTTGTGAGGTTGACTCCAATCCCTTATAGAACGAACGTGCTAATTTCGATCCGCGTTTAGAACCCCTGTTCTAATATCCGCCAAGAAGAATCGCGCCCAGGAACCAGAACATTGGTTCTAAAAAATTTTCGCTGTTTCCGGTACCATGATATCTCAGTAACGGTACCAATGAGGCAATTAGAATATCTGGTACCACGATATCAAAGTAACGGTACCACATTGGCAATTAGAAAGTGTGGTACCATGATACCCCGGTAACGGTACCGTTAAGCCAATTAGAAAATGTGGATATTTGGTACCATTTTCCTGGTTAGTGTACTTTCACAAAATCTGCACCACTACCATCAGCATTGGTACCACGATACCAGTTCGCCCCGATTAGGCTCCCCGGTACCACGATATGTATAGTATATATATGGGTACCAGTGTACCAGTAACACGGTTCAAATTAGCAATTAGAATATATGTACCAATAACCCGGTAGAACATATGTTCATGGGCGACTAAAAATGGACCCATGGTTCAATAATCCCTTTATGCTATATAGTATAGGTACCACTGGTTACGGTAACAGGAAAGGTATAAGCAATTAGGGTTGCTGGTCTTAGGTACCATGATATGCACAACCTGGTAGCCATTTGTCAATAATGGTACATTTACGCATATTCCGATAGAATTGTGCAACTATATGGTACAAAGTGTATGTTTGTCAGTACATACCAAGAAAAGGTTGATTGTCCCAATAAATATGTTCATTGTACCCCTAAAACGTTGATTGACCCAGTAAACATACTCCTTGTACCCTATACTCTATACTATACATACTACTATAGCATATAATACCAATATCTGAGTACGATTTATCTTTAGCCTCGTTTTGAACCATGATTTCAAATAAAAAAGGGAACCAGCTACTGGAGGTAACTGGCTCCCGGTGGAAATTAGGTGGTTCGGGTTCGGTTATTCTCTCACAGGAACTGAAGCCATATGTCCAAGAAATACCGGCTTCTTAATATCAGAAAACGTGGTCCGGCACTCTATTGTTAATGTAAGAGCTGTACTGTTAGACATTGGTAACGCTAATACCTTATTCACAGCATCTTTTGGATTTAATTCTTGTACCAAAAACAGTTTCTTTAGGATATTGCCGTTACCATAGTCAATCATTACAAGTACTGTATATAGTGTCATTTTGTTTCCTCCTGGTTCTGGTTCACTATGGTTCGCATAACGTACCGAATTTTCCACAGCAAGCATGACAACTTAATCATCCTTGTTAGATACGGGTACTGGTTCATTTTGTTTTCCTCCTGATAGAAATTAATTGGTTCGGGTTCAGTTTTCTTGTATGCGGTTTGTACCTCCCGGATTATACTCGAAATCTTTTGGTACAGTGTACATATAGAAACCTGAGTAATAACCATCTACATAACGGTCTTGGTACACATAGAATGGTTCAACCTCCACGTTTCTAATCTCGGTTCGTAGTGGATGTTGTATGTCATGCAAGATTACATACATCACAGCGACAAACCCGTTTGGTGCTTGAACCAAACACTTTCTTATTGAACTCTTGGTGCGGACACAAACGTAGTAAAGCATTGGCGGCCTCCTGGTTCATAACTCGTTCACGGGTTTCCTGTACCCATTTTCGGGCTCGAATAGATGCTTTGGTGTCACACGCACCACACATCATATATTCCCTATTGGGCTAATGGGACCATCTTCATCATCTAAACCAGAAATCCAATTATCAGGATTGTTTAACTGGTCCCGATAATCTGGGTCATCGAATGGGTCATCACTATCTATACTATCCAGAAAATCTTGAACCCAATCAGGATATTCTTCTGGCTTTCCTGGTTCTGGTTCGGATTCATACTCGTGGTGCTCCCATCCTAGGTACCGCGGTTCTCCGTATTCCAGAATGGTAATAGCGTCTGGTGCATCTATCGGGTCAGCTTCGCACATATGGCCGAAATCACCCCCTGTACCAGAATGGCCGTAGTATATCTTATCATGCAGGGTGATGACCCGTACCGCTGGTGCCAAACACTCTGGACACGTCATCACTACCTCTTCGGACAGATTCGCTACCGGAACTCCATTCTCGAATATCGTCCTCTCGGTACGGTCCATCATTATCTTTGTAATCATAATAATCCTCCGGTATCTCTAGGACTTCGCCGGTACAGTCGTGTTGTTCTGGGTCTTCAATCAGACTCATTGGTTCCTCCTTAGATATTCCCATATCTCAGGCCACCAAGGTTGAGACGTTAACCACCAAACTAACTTACGGACCGTATCGTCATTCATTTGGAATCCACTCTGGTATAGGTCGATTGGTCCACTTGTGAAGTCGTTGTTTCACTACAATATAGTATTGCCGGTACGCGTCCACTGTTGGCAAGTGCTTGAATTCAGCAGAAACCACTTTTGGTGGTTCAGTGAAAGGAACATCTGGTAGATGTTTCAAAATCTGGTTCTTGTGCTCAGTAAGTTCCACAATAACGTCAGTTGTGGCATGTATATTGCCCCAGCGGTGCGTATACTCAGCACACAACCATGTTGCAAGAGATAGGTTCCAGGACCAGTTTTCTCGGCTTGCCGCCGTCCATCTGGTACAAGGATGGTTGATAAACACTGATTTATAACCAACATCAATCCCGCACCGTTCTCTTGCTACGGTGCTACACATTTGTGCACTTTCTACCGGCATTTTGATTACATGCCTATCGGCGTGGTACTCAGCTATCTTGTCTAGTTCCTGGTCCAAATAGAAGATATTCATTATACTACTCCTGGTGCTAACTCAATGTGAGTAACGGAATTGCACGATTTGTGGTTCGCAATCCAAGAAGCAAATTGTGATAGTATCACCTTTCTATTCTTGAACCGGGGGTTCGGTGTCCATATGTTACCACAGTAAGGGCACCGAAACTCCATTACAGGCTTCCGCTTTGGTGCCCTATATTTCTTTATGGTGCCAGGATAAGGGCCTCTGCACCATTTGTAATTGTAACATGCAATAACCCATAGACCAGCTTGTACCACAAAAGGTGCATTTTCGTGAAGTTTTCGGTACTCTGCCTTAGCCAACATATCAGGAACCACTTTGTTGGCTATAGACCGGTTTCTCAATGTTTCTTGGATTGATGTGTTATATGGCATGATTTCTGGTTCCATGCCCAATTCCCAAAGTCTGCCTAACACTGCTTTGAAGTCGTCCCAGCTTGGACTAAAAACGACCCCAGTTTCAAACTCTGTACCAGTTTCGCGTATGGCTATTCGTTTCTTACGCATTGCACCATCCTCCTGGTAATCGAACCGGTTTTTGTGGTACACAGACCCCACACTTTCCATCATCTTAGTATACTATATGGTACGTTGTATTTCAATAACCAATCATATCGAAACTACCAGGTATACTACCAGATTTTCCGGTTCCTGTACTATACGCTCGTCTGAGCGTGACGCCTTTAAAATGGAAGAGTATGGGAACCAGTATCTCACTAGTACGCGCACCACAAATATGGTACAACTTGGTATACGCCCTAGGTACCACCGTCCCAAACAGCCGGTTCCCACACTAAAGCGATATCTGCACCAGTATCGTAAGTTGATATCAGCGAACCCCTAAACCCTGGTTCGCACCACCGGTAACGGGTTGTCTGTAGAAATTAGGACATCTGAACCATAAAGATTAATAAAAAAAGGCGCTCTGCCAAAGCACCTTGGTACTCTATATACCCTCTATTCTACTTCCTATAACACCCGGTAATGCTACCCATATGTTGGGGTAGGCTACCAAGGCAACATAAGTGGTACACTTACTGTCTATGGTGTTGCTATCTTGGTGCCGACGGAGTGGTACTCAGTCAATCCGCTTGGCAGAGCGTCTATATCCACCAGTATCTTACCGGTTACCATTATAAATGGTTGTTCCACGGTGTAATACTGGTGTAGTGGGCCCAGTAGGAATTGAACCTACGACCTACCGGTTATGAGCCGGCTGCTCTAACCCCTGAGCTATGGGCCCAGAATCTACATTGTAACCTGGCTAAACTAATATGGGTATCCTACCCGGTGTGGGGATTAGCTCCTATGGTACAATGTAGATAGGATAGGTTATAAAGACGGGCAATAGGTGCCCTCCTAATGTTCGATTGATTTCCGAACCATCTTTATAACCTCTCCTTAACCCACTAATGAGCGGTACAGAGTCATGTTGACCTCCGTACCGCTCACTTATTGTGGTGAGGGTGCTACAGCTTATAAAACGACTTCGACCTCCTCTTCTTCCGCACCAATACTTACATCACGCACCTTAACCGTTGGAGGGTACTTCTCCAATGATGGTCCCAAGACGGCGGCACGGGCCGAAACGATACTCAGAAACCTCGATACCGGCGCTTCCAAAATGGTTCCACGCGTTCGTGGTTCCATGTACAGAATGTAATCGTTCAAATTCTTCATTTGGGTAGCGTTACCAGCAACCCAAATACATGCACCATCGGGTTTGTCCCCTCGACCGCCAGTAGCGCCTAGAATTAAACCACAAAGGAAGTTCAGATTCGCTTCACCAACATTTTGTTCCTTCTTCTGGTCCTGGTCAATCAAGATAGCCTTGACCGCACCATTCGCATCTCGAAGTTCAACTCGCCGAAACTGGTCCCTAATTGTTGGTACAAGGGTATACAGCGGCGATTGTGATATTGTACGCGGCTGAGGAAGAATTGGTGCAGTTACTTTACCATTTGTAGCTTTCTTTGCCATTGGTACACTTTTCCTTTATTTGAACCGAGTTTGTGGTCTATCGTCTCGATGCGGATTATCGGTACATTCCGCTTTCTTTTCAATAGGCACATCGGTTTGATGTGAACCAATTACCTTGAATTGGGACCGCCTCCTGGGTAATTCTTCGTAGTAATCGCCTTGAATCATAAATCTGGTTCGGTATTCTAAATTGGGGTTCATGTGATTTCTCCTTTTTCTGAACCCAAGCGAAAGAGGAGTTTACAGGATGCGGTACATACTAGACGTTCAGACTACAAATTGAGAGGCTGAACGTCGATGTACCTGAACATAATCTTACCGTCTGAATGAACGGTTCCAGGCCAATAACTTGCTGACTCGGTACGGAGACCCTCAATAATTGACGGGTCCTCGACACATCGGTTCCAAATCTGGCGAGCGTGGTCCATCGCCTCCCGATAGTCATAATATCCGACCTTGGGTTCTCCGTTGTGGTTCAATGCCTGTACCGTAACTCCAAGTGCAGGCAAGTGAATCAACCACGGAGTATTACCACGGTGCATTTCACCCTCTTCCACCGAGTCCTCACGGATAAACGGTGCAGGGTTGATGATAAACACCAGTTGACTTACGGTTCCATCAATTATCTGTTGCATGATGGAACCAGCGGCACTAACTGGGGCGTCAGCGGCCTCGTCAGTACCTGCGGCTTGGGCCTTTCTATTCTTTGCCATATGGATTCTCCTTGGCTATTGAACGGCACCAACCGCATCCTGTAAACAAAAAGCACGCCCACGTACCAGTCAAAATTGACGCGGGCCTGCCTCAGCTTGATTATACGCCAGGTATGTGGACCAGGTCAAGTATCCAATTGTATAGATAAATCTATGTTTTATAACGTAAATCTTATTTGAACCGGGGATTAATATTCCTGGTGTCCGGTGGGCCAATATACGGATACCCGGTTCTCGCACTAAAAGAGTACCTGTACCATAACCGCCCCTTGGTTCTCCTAATACAATCCCCTTAGGTACCACCATACCACTGTACCAGATTCCTGGACAAAAAAATACACCGACAATACTTTATGCCGGTGTTTGTTTTTTTTTATGAATCTTTCAGTAAAACAAAGTAAGTTAGTGTTTTCAAGTAACCGCGACGCTATATAAATTAGAATTAATGAACTCATATTACGACCTAAATATTTCCTGCTTAGTATCTGAACTAAAACAAATCCAATGAGTATATCTACGGAGATGGCTTTGAGCATATTCTTCTGCGTCTTGTTCTGTATAAAACTCTTTCCATTCTATAAAATTATAATTATTACGTATACATACTTTCCACATTTCTTTAGCAGTAGTATAATCTAGTCTAGTTATAAAAGAATCTGTACATAGAAATAATTGATATTGTAGTAATTGTGTAGTATCGTTAGTTTGTGGCATCGTTAGTTTTCCTCAAAATATCGTTATATCGTTCTCTTAGTATATGCATTAAAATAGATACAGCAAATCTAACAAGTTTATATGTTATATAAGTGTGATTATTAGTATGTACTGACATATTTATTATTTTACTAAATTCTCGCTCGTAATCTTGTTGTGGCATCATAGTTTAGTTTCTCTCCTTATTTGTGTGAAACAAAATTAGTTTTGAATCGTGAGTAACAGGTTGTGTATAAAAATTAAGATAATTATTTTATTTCACTACTTTGTATTATTTCACTACTTTGTAATTGTATTTGTAGAGTTGATTTACATGTTGGACAGTCATAACTAATACCAATATTCCCATTCTGTAAACTATTTATATTAATGCCTACAGAATGAATATAAACATAAGCATGACAGTTTGGACATAGCATCCTGAACTTTAGTTTATTCAGTTTCATTGCTCGTACTACTCCTCTTGTTCATAATCAAACTGAGCAAATAACTTGGAATATTCATCTGAAATGTATTTACTTTCCTTTGGAAAAACTTTATCATAATACTCACTCAATACTCTAACTATTGTTTCATAATTAACTTGATGGCCGGCAAGCATATGATGTCTTAAATGACGCATCATGGCAGTATGATTGTGCATAATATATGTGGGATATATTTCGTAAAATATTCCAGCTTGGAATATAGATTCTTGTTGTACTTTATCCATTAATTCACATGACATACATTCATAAATAATGTTACCACCATGCCCTGTAGTTCCTACTAAATATAAATCTGATGTACTTTTTCTAGCGTAACTCATTATTAATTTTCTCCATCATATCGTCTATTAAGATAATAACCAAGGTAGGCTTTAGGTGAATCTTCATAAATTATACCATAAGAACGATTAGCAAATTTATCAAACTTTTTCTTAGTAATTTGAACCATACGATGGTTTTTCCAATGACGCTCGTTATAAAGTAGAAAATTATCTGCAAACTTAAAAGCTTGTCGTTTAGAAGAAGCAGAGATAAAAAGAATAGGTTTTTCAGTCATTATCTCTTTTACCTCAAAGTACATTTTATAATCCTGCTTTCTTTAGTATAGAAATCGAATCTCTTATCTTTTTAATATCAAACTTATAATTATCAGACATACTATTAATCTTATGTTGAATAGCTTTCTTTATCTTCTCCGGGTCTGGTGGAGAATCTCTTTCAACTATATAGTGCCCAAACTCAGAATAAAGAGTTCCTGTAACAATGTTAATAACCCCGCTTCTAGGACTCCAATAAATATCAACACTTATTCCCTCAACAATTCTCTCAGTATAAGTAAATTCATGAGCATCTGTGGTGCGATTTGTAGAAAAAAGGTATCTATGTGTTTGTAGAAATTTTTGTAGTTCATTTACTTCTTTTCCTCTTTCTCTTTTTAGATAGAGATATTTATCGGCTAGTTCTTGTAGAGTAATCATTTAGTTTCTCCTACTTCTTGAAATATTACTTCCCACTTGGGGCTAACGTATTCATCAAATAGTTGATAATTAATTTCAACAATATAATGAGTATCATAAAAATGGACCAATTCTCCATCACTATTTACATGGTCATTATTTACTGCCCATTCTGCCATAAGTGACTTTGCCTTTACTAAAGAGGGTGTAAGAATAAAAAGAATAGGTTTTTCGGTCATTTTTTCTTTTACTACAAAATACATTTTATAGCCTCTTTTTATCTAACTCGATGAAGCCATAAAGAAATTTTGTTTTGACTTCTTAAATTTGTAAATACTGTAGGGTGTTTCTTCCAAAACGGGCTTGCAGAAAAATAATGTTCCAATTTATCTTGATAATCTGCTGTACTGTATAGAAAGGCACCAAATCTATTTTCTGTAGCTATAAAGTTAAGCAGATTTGTAAAGAACCCAAAGACATCGGTTTCTTTTTTGAATATTATATTGTCCACATGAAAATTAAGCCCTGCTACAATAAATATACCACAATTCAATGGAAAATCTCCTATTGTAAATTCCATAAAGAAACCTTTATCCTCTTCTAGACTAATATAAAATTGAAGATAATCTTCTGTATAGCCTGTATCAACAGATGCTTTACCTTTATAATTCTTATCAATATATTCATTTATTTGTTCCGAGAATTCTACAAGAGTATCATAATAAAAATGGTCACAAAACCACTCTGGAAGTTCTGTTTTGATATTCATTTAACCCACCTTATTCTTAGTAAATATCCAAGTATAAATATTATTACCACTACTTCTATTTCTCCAAACAACATCACAACAATACCAGAACAGACTCTTTTCAAAATATTTCATATGATTAACTTGTCTTTTACTAGTAGTATACATAACAGCGGATTTACCAAATGCTGATAGAAAAGACCTAAATATAGAATCAAATATAGGGTATGGTGTACTATTAAAGAATTCAAAATTGTGACAATGCATTAAACCACAATTAGACATATCTGGGTGCAAAATAAACTTTCCATGTTTATTAAAATTAATAATTACTGAATCGTTTATATGAGTTGTACGTGGAATAGAAAATAATACAGAAGTTATCTCAGGGGTTATGTGTTTAAAATGTTCTTCAAGACGATTTTTACTATATTCATAAAATAACCAAGTAGGGAGATTGCCGCTCATTCTGTACTACTCTTTCTTCCAGTAGATTCTGCCCATCGTTGAATAAATCTTTTTGCAACAAGTGGTGTCATTCCCACATTTTTTGTCAATTTATTTTCTGCATCTTTTGAGGAAATATTACCGCTAATAAAAGCATTTTCAATTCGTTCAATTTCTTGCTTAACTTGGGGACTATTATTCGTCATGTTTAATGTCTCCTTTGTTACGTCTACATAATTTTTTACACCAACTTTAAGAATTTGTGCTAAAGTATTTGTTTTCCATCTTTCATCTTCTAGCAGTGTAGTCATTTTTGCTACCTTATGTTGATAATAAGTAATTGTAGTGGCCTGATTTTTAATCCTATAGTCAAATAATTGAAGTATAAAATTGGGAATATTCATAATATATATTCTGCATACTTACAGTCAATACAACAATATCCTTCAAACTCTTCTTGGACTTCTTTTGAAATTACATTACCACAATTGTTACAAAGAATTTTATCGTTATATTTCTCTTTCATTGCCTTACTCCATTCTTCAATTCGACTATAAGTAACACTTGAATTTACTGTATCATAAGTTGTTGAAAACTTCCATTTAACTTCTTTATCAGACATTTATACCTCCACCCTTAGCAGTTTATTAACAAAAGATTCTGCCTCATCTATAGCATTAATAATGGTTGTTTTTGATATTGAATATTTTTGAAGAGATGAACAATGTTTTAAGTTTAGTATAAAAGTTCCCGCCATATCTCTTTCGGCTATATTAAATGCTTTTGTATTCAAAGTAATACTAGAAAGCTTAGTAAGAACTACTAATAGCCTGTTTAGTATTTTTTTATGTTCCATGTTAAAACTCGCTTGATAACTTATCTTCAATAAATTCTTCTGCTTGTGAAATTAAAGTGGCTAATCCATCCAAAGCTGTATTTATACCATATTTTTTGCAACCTTCTAATTCGGTACATAAAGCACTTATGTAAAATTCTGAATCAATAGTAGTTCTCATACTTGTAGTAGAAAGTATTATGTAATTTAGTTTGCAAACCAAAGAGAAAATGTATAATATCATAGTATAATCTCCTCATTTATATCCTGTATTTCTCCTGGAATATTAATACCGGGAGGAACATTATCACAATTAAAACATTCATTATTACCAGAATCTCCTATAAAATGTAGATACTCTTCTTCTGAATTAAGTACCTCCATATTTAGGGTATCCACTATAAATAAAGGCCCGAGTGCGGGTATTTTGTAAGGACCTTTTATTTCATGTTCATCTGTATAATTTATAGATTCTTTGTACTTCTGTTGCATTAGTTCTTCCGCTTGAATAATATTCTCAGCTATGATAGGAATTACTAAGGGAGAATCATCATAAAATATTGCTACAAACAAACTTTTTGTTTCTTTTGGATATATCACTCAACTAACCTCCCTTCGATAAGAAATTTGTTTTTGTAGATATTTGCATGTCCTACCCCTGTATTTTATTGAATTTTATAATGAAACCGTGAAAAATTTACAGTTATGTCTACATTTCGGGCACCGAAATATGTTGTAAACAAAGTTTGTTAGTATTTCTGAGTAACAGCCTCCATATAAAAATTAGGATATTCGTATCATAGTAAGCAAACTTTATCATTAGTATAGTCTCTATAATCGCTGACTTTATCTAAAGCAATCTTTACTCTTTCTCGATTATCTAATAGAATCTTCTGCTCGGCCTGCAATGTTGTAATTTTTATAGCTCTATCTGAAATTATTACATCTAAATTACCTAATTCTGTTTGTAACTGCTTTGCTATACTTAGTTTCATCAGTTTCTCCTCATTTCTTTTATACACCATCTAAACAAATGTATACAAACTGCAAATAGACCAAAGCAAATAATGTCTCTTATAGTATTTAGAGGCACTAAATTTCCCCAAATTCATTCAACTGTTGTTGCATATATTCAGCGGTTTTGATTTCTGCATAAACAGTGGTATCACAATTACTACAAACAAAACTAATAGTTAATATTCCTTCTTGTAAAGGAATACCCATATTTCTTACTATAGCCTCTTCATTAGCTAATTCTATGATATTTGTTTTTTCTAATTTCATACACTTAGGGCAGGGTAATATTACTAACATTTCTTCTGTCATTTAGGTAAACCCTCCTCTAGCTTTAATTGAGGAATAGTTCTAGTATATTCTACAGCGCCCTCTTGTGTAAGAATAGCAATAAAATCTCCAATATAAGTAGCTACGATAGAAGAAATATTTTTACCAGGAAAATCTTGTCTAAAACAAGCCGTAGTTATTTTTAGTGCATATGCTCTATCACTGGTGTTAATAAAATATCTACATATGTATCCTCTAAAGGCTACGTTCACTTGGTACATCAGACTCTCCTTTTGGTTCTCATACTAAACCGAATTCTGGACCAGCACCCACTACCCACCTAATACTCCGTGGTGCTGGTCCTCTAATAGAAACTCCACCAAATCTTGTTCATCTTCTTTAGGATTAAAGTCAATATCTTCTACTGCTAATTCAATATTATTTGAATTATTATCAATATTGAATAATAATTTGATAATAAAATTTAATAGCTTATTCATGCTGTTTTCTATCTAATAGTTCAAAAAGATAATTAGTAATTCTTTGTTGATACCACCCTCTAAAACTACTTTGAGCCGTTGAACAATCGCGGTTAGTTACTGTGGAATAAATACCATCAACACCAAATATTGATTGCATATTTGATAGAAAAGTATCGTAATAATCACTGTCTTGAGGAGAGTTACTCATAATATTGTTTACGCAAAGTGACTTAATCCATGAAATTTTATTATGACCTACTGCAAGTAATTGTCTAAGATTTTCTATGCGAGTAATTCTTTTATCATTAATAGCCTCCCGCCATTGGCTATAAAATTTCATGTCCATAGTTCTAATAATACTTGCCATCAAATAAAGCCCCATCCACCTTAGTATATTATGAGCTTTTTCATCGGATTTAATATCAATAATTCTTTGTGTTCTTGAACCGCTATAGTACCGTGTTATTGTAAACATTCCACCAAAAACAATGTTTAATTCATTAAAAATTGTATTATAATCAAATATCGTTTCATTTCTATTAAAATACAATAGCATTCTTGTAGCATAAAGTTGTGATAGATGTCTTTCCCTCAATATTCTAAAAAGGGATGCAAAACAATAATCTTTTATATGTTCTTTTCCAATAAAGAAATTAAAGAAAGTATCATATCTTTCAAATCTATCTTTGATAGTGCGTTGATGTATTTTCTTTAGTTCGTTTATTAATTCTTTATCAGTCATTCGTTCCTCCTGAATAGATAACTAAGAACTTCATTAACGTGTGAATAATCTCTTGTCCACATTTCAGGGTGACTTTGTACTGCTCTAATTTTATCCCCCTCAATGCCTTCAATAATATTATGTTTAGAATCAACCATTGTAGATATTAATCCTTCTCCAAGAACTTTGATAGCCTGATGGTGGGCAGAATTAACCCACATTTTTGGAGCATTAACATATTTATAAAGTAAAGATTCTTTATTAACAATATTAACACTATGAAGTGCTGGGTGGGGTTTATTAATTTTACCTAAATCCTGGAATAAAGTTCCACCCCGCATCACATTTAAAAATTGATGCCCCCTACAAATTCCTACAAAATTAATATCAGGAAATAGTGCCTCCATTGTTGCATAGGTGTTAATTTCAACAAAATCCCTATATTCATTTACAAAAGTTCTATCTTCTTTAATTTCTCCATACAGTCTAGGGTGAACATCAGCACCCCCATCAAAAATAAAGAAATTTAAATGTTCAAATTCTTTCAAAGGACTGTCGTGTTTTAGCTGAAATACATTTATTGAAGTATCATGAAATACAGTTCTAATAAGTCTTTGCCACATATTGTGGTCAAACATTCCCTGTGTTGAAACTCCAACATTCATTTATGCTTTCTCCTTTTGTGATGTATTATAAATATGTTCTAGAATTTTATAACTAGTAGTCTGTCTAATAAATGTAAATCTTGCTCTATAGCCTTTCATAAACTCCTTAATAGGCTCTTTGATTTTTAGTTTATTATTTCTTTCAACCCCACATATTGCACTAATAGTCATTAAATATCTTTTAATAGCAGAGTTGAATAAAGATTTATTACGTGTTCTATAAATATACGAAATAGCATCATTTACATTATGCCCCATATTAGATGCGGGAATAAATTCTTTAAGAAGTTCAGTAATGTTTTTTATTTTAGGTGTTTTCTTACCCTTTCTATTACTAAGAATCATTCGGGCACCCTCTTCATCCATTGCTCTAATAATAACTGATAGTAATATAAGTGTACAATGTTTAATTACATTATTTTCAAAACCCTTAATATTACAAACCTCCAATATCAGGCTATTAGGTTGGCCTGAGTTTATTTTTCTAATTTCAATATAGTATTCAAATAGTGTATTTAATTCTTTTATTAAACTACTCATATTAAATAGTTCTGGAACATGAGTTATAACGTAATAAAAATTTGTATTCTTATTAAATTTTTCTAGTTTAGCATGAATTGATGCAAAACAAATTGATGTACTTATATTAGTATTTGATTCTGTTTCAGATACAGTTCCATAAATAACGCTTTGGCATGAATATTGATTTTTAGATTTTTTATTTTTATACTGTATAAAACTACTCAATTTATTAATCAAGTTTTTATTGCTTATTTTTGCCACCATTCCTAACTCCCGTCATAAAAACTAGTCAAATTTAAATACCCATTTTCTAGTGCTTTTGAAAGTTCTTCTTCAAGAATTTGTTTTGCAGAAGATTCATCCAATGCTATGATAGTTTGATAAATTTCTGGAATTCGCTGATAAATTTGATTCACAAATGCCTCTGATTGACCCTCCTCTATAATACTAACAGCTATTTTTGCCGAAGATAGAATAGTATTAATATTACTTCTTAAACCAGTAAGCCAATAATTAGACATAACTCTATACTCGATTCCCATTTTTCCATGTCCATAATCTTGCAATCTGATTCTTCCTGGTTTTCCATAATACTTAAGTCTAGCTAATTCTAATTCCTTTATGTCAGCAGTTCTTTCAAGTGATGTATTAGTCAAACCAATTATAGTGTCAAAAATTATTGATGCCATATCCCATATAGGAAAATAAAGTTCTGGATTGTTTTCTGGACTTTGTATATGAAGATGTCCGCCAGCATATCTAAAAGTATGTGAACTAACGTCTAATTCTTCTCCATAATTATCCCAAGATTCTAAGCCAATTTCTCTATAAATATCTGGAGATTGGTCAGGGTCACATCCAAATATAACACACTGTCTAAAATTTTCATCTCTTTTCTTCCAATAAATATTTGTATCAAAATATCCCAAAGGAAGAGTAGAAACTTTTAGTTCTGGATTCAAATTACGAATGTAAGATGAAAGACTCGACAAAGAACTTGCAAATTTATTATTAAAGCTATAAGAAGTATCTGATGGAAGAATTTGGGCTTCAATTGCTGCACCATCTTCTGACCATTGAAAATCGCGGTCTTTTACAAGAACCTTTTTATTATCTTCTTCATGAATTTCTGCGCCATAATCATCTACTAGTGCGGCTGGTGGAATAATGATAGGAACAGGAATATTTCTAGAACCATATTTCTTAGTATCTCTATAAATAAATACTTCTGGGTCAGTTCCAAAAGTTATAGTGGACATTTTTTTACCCTTGAACATTCAATAACAAAGGAAGCTGTTCTACAGAATATTCATATACTTTGTAATCATGGAGTAATTTTTCAAGTTTTTCATCATGTTTATTGTAAAGTAAATATTGTGCCCTATTACCCTCCTTGCTAACCTTAAGAACCATATAATCATCAATAGCAGATTCCGACGTTTTATTTTTAGCATTAAATATAATAATTTTTGAAGTCTCTATATCCTTATTACAGTATTTACAAAATAAACTAGTGGGAATTATTTTACTATTTTGCATAACCAATCCAGATAATCCTATATTAATAGTATTTTCTCTACTTGTTAGTTTTACTTTTCCATAAATATTTTCAAATATAATTTTGAAAGATAAATTTCTATCACAATGTGGACATAAGATTTTAGGCATATTTTCCATTATTCTTCCTCCTGCTCTTCTAGAATTTCTGCAAAGTGTTTAGCTATAGATTCCGTATCTTTTTCTTCAAAAATTATCAAAGGAATGCCCTTTGATTCTCCTAATTGTTTTTCAATATTTTCTCTTTCCTCCTCTGCTATAATACCCGCAGGAACTATTATCTCTAATACTCCATAAACAAGCTGACCAACAGCTATATTTTGTTTTAGTAATATACAACTGGAAACTTCAATATCACAATCAATCTTTACATCGTGAACTTGATTATAGGTTTCATCATTTAAATATATTTGATTCTCTGTAGCAGACTGTGATACTATTTCAGAAAGATTATAGCTAGGTCTGCCAGTATCTTTTGTAATACTCTTTTTCATGCTTTTTCTAAGTCCATCATTAATCATATCAAGAGCTGTATTTAATTCCTCGTTATCAAAAACGGGATTATGGACTTTTACAATTTCTTTAGATGTACCTATATCTACGTTTTTACCTTTATTAGATGTAAATACTTCAATATCTCTCTTAATTCTTGTGATATTAATACCCTCAATGTCCTCATCATTCCAAGTTAAAGGAATATGTGGTAAAGCATTTTTAGAGCCACCTGTTGATTTTCTAAATTGTTCATATATAAGACTAATTTGGTCATGATTTAAACTCTTATCTGGATAAAGAAATCTCCACAAATAGGAAACCAAAAATCCAAAACCGTCTCTAGTAATTTCAGTAAGCACTTTACCTCTGACAGAAGATAGAGGAATTGCTTTATCACAATAGGCATCTAAAACTAATGCACCTAAGATATTGGAGGGCCAACTAATGAAATTTTTCATAACAACATTTCCTACACACCATACTAAAGCAGTGGTATTACAAGAATCTATTAGACTTTTAAGTGCTGAAATAGTTATGGGTTCAAAGTTATAATTTTTGAGGTCTGATTCATCTATATCAAGGTAGAATTTTTGATTCTTCTCTTTTGCATAAAATAATGGAGTAAAATCATCCGCTAAAATTAAAATTTTGGGAATAAAGTTTCTTCTTGTTTCAAAGTCAATAACGGCATCTACCACTATTCTTTTTAGTTCTTCTTGAATATCAGGGCCTCTTCCTCCTAAAGAATCGTCCGCAAATTTTGAATTTACAGTCAACATCATTCTGTCGTTATATTGATGTAAAAGAATCATAGAGAGTTTACCTTTAAACATATGGGGAGTCCCCCAAGTTTCTATACCATCAAGATTTGATGTTATTTCTCTAGAAGCTGCTTCCTCTCCAGCAAAAGTTATTATACTAATATCATCTATACCGAAACTACTGCTCATTTCTTAACTCTCCATTTCTCCAGTCAATAAAATTACGTCCTCGACTTGTAATTGATATATGGCCTTTATCCATAAGAAATGGTTCAATATCATTTTTAAGTGTTTCTATATCTATACCCAAACTTCTAGAAATTGTTTGCAAACTTGCTCTTCCTATTCTTGACAGAAATTTCAAATATCTCATATCCAAATCTGTATAACCTCCTTTAAAGATTCCAATTTCTTCAAAAGCGGCTATAATTCCTGGAATAGTTTTGTTATGATAACCTCTATCAATTAAAAACTTAACTCTTTTCAAATAATTTTTCGCAACTCTGGGATTTCCTCTAGAACGCTCTGAAATTAATTTAGCAGTTCCTTCTGTTATTGGAAAACTTAGGTCTTTTCCATAATTTACTATAATTGTGCAAATATCCTGCATACTGTATTCTGCAAAAGAAAGAGTTATACACCTGCTTGTGAAAGGGTCAGGAAGAACTCCAGCCTCGGTTGTACAAAATATTATCACTTTGTTTCCTGCATCCATAACAGGATAAAAATTTTCAAAATCTTTTGCCATATGAATTTCATCTATAATGTGTGCTCTTAATCCGTCAAGTCCGTATGGTAATCTTAAATTATCCTTGGGGATTTGGTAACTAAAGTTTCTACCTGCTAGTTCATAGCAGAATATTCTGGATAAAGTTGTTTTACCACAACCAGCAGGGCCTCTTAATAGAATATTTATACCATCTCTTTTATTCTTTAATCCCGCAGCAATAGCATCTAATTCTCTAACTATTTGGCGTTGTCCTATAAAAAGTTCAAACATAGGGTCTCAATGCATCGGCATAAATAGCTAAACTATTTAAAGAAAGTCCTGGCGCTGTATTAATTTCCCAAATAATATATTGTTTATAGTCTGGACACCATGCCATATCAATTCCACCAAATTTGAGTCCAATCTTTTTAGCTATATTTAGTGCTAGAGCCTGAGCTTTTTCATATTTATAGCCTAAACTTTCTCTAATAGAATAGTGCCAACCTCTAGGGGAAGTTCTAATAATATCTCCATCCGCTACATCTGCGGTTCTTTGTTTTACAAATATTCTAGGAATATTATCTAAAACTACATGAACTCTAAGTTCATACGTTGTTCTATAAAGTGGTACAGAATACCTTGTAAGAATTTCTTGTTGTCCAAATTTACTCCAAGCATGTTTCATATCTAATTCATTATGAATTATTATAATATCTCTTCCCGCTCTGTGCCACCTTTTTCTTAGAAGAAAAGGAAACTCAGGAAGAGTCTGTGAAAATATTTTCTCATAAAATGGTGTAAAAACATCATTATCCTTAGCCCATCTACAAAATTTCAAAGAATCCGAGCACATTTTAATTACATTGGGGGCATTTAAGTCTGTATCTCTACGAAATGTTCCCATAGAATTTCCGTATCTAATTACAGGATATCCTCCTAAATCTGCAACTCTTTCTGAATTTTTATGATATCTTAAACCTAATTGAGAAGCTAAAGCTCTAGCAGTAATATAGGATTTAGGATTATAGAGCAAATATTTCACTTTTTGTTTTCCTCCTTTTTGGCGTTTTTAATTAGTTTTCTAATTTTAACTCCAACAGATTTAATATCCTTTCTAGATGCCAATAAATAAGGAAAATGAATATCAGTTTGTTTATAAAACTCTAAAGCACTCATTTTAAATTCTTCTTTTAGATTAGCCCATTCCTTCATTTTTCCTGCATAAGTAGCATCGTTATCTATTTCTTTCAATAATTCTAGAAAATCCTCCATTTCCTGTAGATTATATAAGCATATATTCTTACCATTGAATATTTCGGATAGTATCCAAATCTCCTTAAGAGATAAGTTCATTTCATGACAAAGCTCAGCAATGAGACAATAAGCTTGAATAGTTTGTTTATTGTGGGTAGGAGTATTTATATCATTAAATTCTGGTTGAAAGCTAGACTTTTTCCAAGAAGGTTGTACATCAGCAACGGGTTTCTTAAAATCAGTAGAAGAAGTTTCTTTAATCCTACGTACAGGCTTTCCTATATTATAACTACCAATGGTATATTCATAAATACCCTCTTCTTCTAATATTGCAACTCCTACAGACAATTTATTTATATTCAAATATTCACCAAGAGTATATTTTATCATTTTTGCTAAATATAGTAATTCCCATTGACCTGTATTAATTATCATACCAATTCTTTTCTTACCACTGTAAACAGTTAGACAATGTAATTGCTTTGTTTTACCTCTAACTATAAATACCTTTTCAGGCTGTCTAATATCATAGATTAAAAAGGCAAATATATCAGTAAACATATCATAGGCTTGTTCAATATGTTTTGCTTCTAGTAAATCATCTCCACAAATTTCATTAAGGGCAAAACAAAACCGCTCACTATCAATCCACAAATTATTATATAAGTTTGAAATATCAAGTTCCCTGTCTGAAAGAAAATAATCCTCTTTCTCTCTAAGAGTTCCATTATGAGCAACTACAATATTTCCATGCTTAAATGGATGGGCATTTTCATCTTTTACAACTTTATTTACTCCAAATCCACTTGCTGCTCTTACATGATATATACCATTAGGATTTTCATATTTTTTATAAAATTTAGAAAATTCTTTAGTCCAATAATGTGTAGCCGAAACCCCATCTTTAAAAATTTCTCCAGGATTCTCAAATAACATATATCCAAAACCATCATGATTGGCACTCGCATTAATTCCAAGAATATTCATTTCAGTTAATGGTCTAACTAAGTGTCTGGTTAATTTTGTCTCAGTTGATGTATCGAACATTGTTAGTTGGCACATTTACATGTTTTCCTCGTAAAATTCGGGCCAAACGTCCTGTATGTAATCTGTTACTCTATTATAAGCATCGGGAAAATTAATATGCATACCAAACATTTCAAATTGACCTTCCACATCAATATTATCCCGATGTTGCCAAGAATATAAGAAAACTCGTCCAGCATCATTAACTCTAAGCCGCATTTCTATATAAAAAATTATATCATTATAACTTATAGGGCCATACATTATATGATTATCAATAACTGCAAAGTCCATAAGACCTCTAATATCATAAAATTGATTGCCGCCATTAAAAGATACATTCCAAAGTCTATCTTGAATAACTTCTCTTTGATTCTCATTGTTAATATTAACAACTGGTGCATCCCATTCAATTCCTATACCTAATTCTTCTACAGGAACTCTTATTTCAGGAACTTGATTATGAATATCCTCAAAAACTGGTTTTTCTATTTTACCACTTATTGTATGTGGCGCATACATTATAGTTGAAAATTTTGTTGGGTCTCTAAGATGAGTATACCTCCATTTGTTATCAAATCTTGGTGTAGGACTGGATTCCCAAATTTCTAATAAAATATCAATAGTTGAAGGCTCTAATAAAGGTAAAAATTTCAAGGCGTTCAAAAATTCATCCATACTTATTACATTGCCTTTATAGAGAGGCATTTCAAAAGTAATTTCATCTAACAAAGATGGACCTACCCAAGCTTTTTGTACAAAAGCCTTACAAAAGTTAGTCCATGCAATAATATATCTAGGATTAAGTGTTTTATTAGCTGTACGAAATTCAAAAGAGCCCATACTTAATATTGAGTAAAAATTTGTTACCATATATCTCTGTGTTACATATCTTGCTCTATGGTCAAAATGATAATATGAATCCCCATATCTTCCAAAAAACTCTTCTTTGTCCTTACTTTGCATCAAATCCTCGTAACATAGAATAGGATAATTTTCTTTACCAATCATAACTACTGGAGGTCCATTTCCAAGATAAGGCCTTTGATAACAGAAGAAATTTTCTTCTCCTCTATTATTTCGACCCATTCCTCCAAGTCTAAACATTACTGCTTCATATGCGGCTGAAAGTTTTAGAAGATTTTTCAAAACAAATAGAGGGGCTTGTTCGGAGATATTAACATGAACGTGGAAACTATCTCTTACAGTATCTTCCAATTCTCCGTGTTGTCTTAGTAATTCACAAAGAGAAAAAATATTATCTACCCATTCTGGAGAACATGAATCAATCACTGGGGATGCTACTTCTCCACCAATTACTGTATTAAGAAAATAAGGTGCCATTTGTTTTAGAGTCTTAGCATTAGCCTCAACTTCTTGTCCAGCAAAAGTTAGTACTTTGCTTTCACAAGAAGCATCATGCTTAACTTGAAATCCAGGAAGAAACTTTTTCATATCCGTTAAAAATTTAGTATCTTCTCTATTAATATTAGAAAACTCTAATTCTATACCTACAGAATCAATAATTTCAAACCCTCTTTTCATCTTACCTCCTTTAAGGATAATAAATTTTATAAATTTTCATATTAATAAAAATCCACGTTAGTCTATTACTTAATAAGTGAAGATTCAGCTCCCGAAGAGGCAAGCTGAATCTATACAATCATACCACCTTGTCAAGATTAATCAACTACCACTTGGCCCGATTCTTTCATTATTGCACCATCTACTGAAAAATACCAAGTTTTGGTTCCCATACTAAAGCAGTATAAGCACCAGCACCTAACAACACGTACTCCCTTTAATGGTCCCGTTATCATCATGTTTTGGGTACCACGATATATGTACCATCAGGTACAAAAACAAAAAGCTCGGAACCATGCCGAGCTTTGGGGTACATATTATATCTATATAAACATTAGTTTATACTTCGTTCAAATCTGAGTAACAGGCGTTCCAGAGAAATTACGAAATATAGAATTGTGAACAAAGCGGCAAAATGATAAAAATACACTACTAACAAATTTCAAATTTAGGGCCAATTACAATCTAATCCCCCTTTATTATATCCATCATAAAATACACATTCCAAACCATCTTGATAACGCGTTCTACATAAAGCACCTGAAAAATCTAAACTACTACAGGATATTATTACACCATTGTCATCTGAAATACCCATAGCATTAACATTGTTATTTATTACAGGCCCCGATGAACACCCCATGAGTAACAGCGATGCTATAGAGATTAGGATTGTTAGTCTTAGTCCCATGTTTTTCCCTCTAGTGGTACATCTGAATGAGAACGGAATACGGTTGCTCCTGTATTAAGTTTATCATGGGCGCTAAATTCTTTACCACAGTTTGGACAACTGATTAGCCCTACTGCTGTCTCTGCCTTGCGTACCTTATACTTCTTTTCTTGATTATGAAATATACTTGGATGGCTAACTGTCATTTTCTCTTCTCCCATTTTCTTTTTAATATTGATTATACTTTCCTAGTCCTCCGAGTTTAGTATCTGAAATGCTCTACTACCATC